TATACACAAATGTAAAATTTGTTATATAAAACTTAAAACGTTGAATATACACAAATGTAAAATTTGTTATATAAAACTTAAAACGTTGAATATACACAAATGTAAAATTTGTTATATAAAACTCAAAACGTTGTTATATAAAAATTAAAACAATATAAAAAAATTTATTAAATATATTTAGTAAATTTTTTTATAAATTAAAAAATTATACTTCATCTACTTTTGGTTCAGTTGGTGGTTGTTGTGGCATATTAGCTTGATAAGCTTTTTGTACTAAAGGCATTAGTATATCTTCTACTTCTTTTTGTTTAGATTCATATTCTTCAGTAGTAGCTGATTTATTATCATCTAACCATTTAATTGTATCATTTACAGTATTATTTACAGTGTCATAATCATCACCTAAAGCAGATTTCATTTTTTCTTCATTTAATACAGTACTTCTAATATTGTAAACATAGTTTTCAAGATTATTTCTTGCTTGAACTTTCTTTTGAGCTTTTTCATCTTCTTCTTTGAATTTTTCTGCATCTGCAATCATTTTTTCAATTTGTTCATCAGATAATCTACCACTATCATTTTTAATAGTAATTTTTTCTGATTTACCAGAACTCTTTTCACATGCTTGTACTTGTAAAATACCATTTACATCAACTTCATAGGTTATTTCAATTTGTGGCATACCTCTTGGCATAGGTGGAATACCATGTAAGTCAAATTTACCTAATAAGTTACAATCTCTTGTAAATTTTCTTTCACCTTCAAATACACATACAGTACATCCAGGTTGATTATCTGATGCAGTAGAGAAAGTTTGAGTTTTCTTAACAGGTACAGTTGAACCTCTTGGAATTAATACAGTCATAACATTACCAGCTGTTTCAACACCAAGAGATAAAGGTGTACAATCAAGTAATAAAAGACCACTTAATTTTTCATCACCAGTTCCTGATAAAATTGCTGCTTGAACTGCTGCACCATAAGCAACAGCTTCATCAGGGTTAATACTTTTATTTAATTCTTTTCCATTGAAAAATGATGATAAAAGTTCTTGAATTTTAGGAATTCTAGTGGAACCACCAACAAGAACAATTTCATCAATTTCACTCTTAGAAAGTTTAGAATCTTTTAATACTTGTTCAACAGGTGCCATTGTTCTTTGGAAAATATCACTACATAAACTTTCAAATTTTGCTCTTGTTAATGTTGTTGAAAAATCATTACCTTCAAATAATGAATCAATTTCAATATTAGCTACTGATGCATTAGATAATGTTCTTTTTGCTGATTCACATGCTGTTTTTAATCTTCTTAATGCTTTTGCACTTGTGTTCATATCTACTTTATATTTTTTGTTAAATTCGTTTGCAAAGTGTGATACTAATACGTTGTCTACATCTTCTCCTCCTAATCTAGTATCACCACCAGTTGCTTTAACTTCAAATACTCCATCATCAATATTGAGGATGGATACATCATGTGTTCCCACACATATTGTTATCGCTAGGCTCTTTATCCATTAGAATATTATTCTAATCATCAAGTCAATTCTTAATGTAGCTTCTTACGCTTTCACGTAAGGTCAGACTATATCTTCACCTTTTTAAATTAAAAGGTGTCTGGCATTCGTGGATATTTTACCATATCTTATAAAGACTTAGGTTACTCTATCTAGTCGTTGAACCTTGATCCAATTTCTCCGGACCCTTGGCTGCTGATTGCCCATTGTTACATTCAATAGATTTTTAAACCTTCACGCTCACCGTTACCAGTCACGTTGTAGTTCTATTGATTTTAGGGGTTTTTAGCAGTTAACCAGATTTTTATCAAGTTAACGTTAACTTAATAAAGTGGGCTTTCACCACAGGAAGCAGAACGTTTACCTCCGCAATCAAATATTAATACATTTTTAGATGCACCCTTCTTATCAAGACCATATGCAATAGCTGCAGCAGTTGGTTCATTAATAATACGAAGAACATTTAAACCAGCAATAGCACCAGCATCTTTAGTAGCTTGTCTTTGGGCATCATTGAAATATGCAGGAACAGTAATTACTGCATCTTTAACGGTTTCACCTAAATAGGCTTCCGCAACTTCTTTCATTTTATGAAGAATCATAGATGAAATTTCTTCTGGTGTAAATTGTTTTCTTTCATTTCTATAATCAACTTCAATTGCTGGTTTTCCATTTTTATTTACAACACTATAAGAAAGATGCTTCATTTCATCTTGAACACCAGAATCATTAAAATTTCTTCCAATCATTCTTTTTGAGTCATAAACTGTATTTTTTGGATTTCCTGCTGCTGAACTTTTTGATGCTTCACCAATTAATCTTTCTTCATTTGTAAAACTAACAAATGATGGTGTTGTTCTGTTGCCTTGATCGTTTGCAATTATTTCTACTTTTCCATTTTTGTAAACACCCACACATGAAAATGTGGTTCCTAAATCAATACCTATACTTACTGTCATTTATTGTTAAATAAAACAATCATTTTTTTAAATCTATTTGTTTTTGAAATATATATAAGATAAAAATTATTCTTTAAAAAAATAATTTTGACTTTATTATTTAATATCTACCATAATTAACAACATAGGAATCAAATCCTTTAATACCACTAACATTTCTAAATCCTTCAGAAGCAACAGGATTAGTAACAACAGGAGCTGATGAGACTGGTTTAGTAACAACAGGAGCTACAGTGTTAGTAACAGCTGGTGCTGATGCTGCTGAATTAGTAGCACCGGTATTTCCGTAAGGAGCTTGATTACAAAAATTTGGAATATAAATATCAGAATCTTTTAAAGATGGAACTTCAGATAATTTTTTATAAGCTAAACAGATTTCACTTTTGTAAATAGTAGGATCAAAATCTTGTCCTGATGGACCAACTGGACCAGTATCACCTTTATCACCTTTATCACCTTTATCACCTTTATCACCTTTATCACCTTTGTCACCTTTATCACCTTTTTCACCTTTAGGACCTTCTGGACCTCTGGCACCTTCTCTTCCTTGTACACCTTGTGCACCTTCATCACCTTTAGGACCTTGTACACCTTGAGGACCTTGTGCACCTACATCACCTCTATCACCTTTAGGACCTTGTGCACCTACAATGTATGTAACACCACCGTGTGTAAAGGTACTTTCAACTTGACTAGCTAAAGCAGGAGGAATAATTGGTGCTGCTGAACTTTGAACAATAGGTTTTTTTTCAACAACAGGTGCAACAACACTTTCTAAAGGAGGGTTTAAACTTTGAACAGTTTCTTGAGAAACATTTTGAAATGATTCTCTTACATTTCTTGTATTAGTAAATGTTTCTTTATTTTTAACGAATTCACCAGTAGCAGAATAATGCATTATTTAATATACACTACATTTTTTTTTTTATTTAATAAATATTTTTACAAATAAAATCAATTTAACCATGTCTACAATTGAATCATTTTTATAAATTCTATACTTTTTTTTATTTATTAAATTATTTATTATATTATAATTTCTTATTATGTTATTTTCAATAGTTTTTTTTTCATTAATTATTATATAATTTTTATGATTTATATCATCTTCAAATATATATTTTTTAAAAATATTAATTGTATATTTATCATTTAAAAAATAATTTTCTGTTTTTATTTCATTAAGTTTATCTTCTGATGAATAAAATATTATCTCATTTTCATTTTTATAATATAAATTACTATTGTTTTCTAGTATATTTTCATTAATTTTCCAACAATAATTATACATAGTTGTTTCTTTTATTTTATTATTTTCTTTAATAAAATTTATATTTTTAGGAGATAAACAAAAAATACATTTTTTAGTAAAATCAATAGTTTCTCCTGTTTCTAAGTTTATAGTTTTATTATCTAGTTTGCTAAATTTTGTCTCAAACATAACATCAATATTTGTGTTTATTTTAAAATATTTAAGGATATAATATATAAATGTTTTATCATTAATATTAAAAAATTCATTTATTATACAATTATTAATTAATTGTATAAAATCATAATATGATATTTCATTTACATCACAGTTATAAAAATCACAAATATTCTTAATATTTTCTATTGTTCTATCAGAAAATATATTAAGTTTTTCTTTTAATTTTATATTTTTGGAGTCATTTATATTAAAAATTTCATTTAAAAATTCAATATAAATAGCACTACATTCATTTAATTTAAATTTTTCAATTAAATTAAAATTAATATTAATCTTTGTTCCTGTATCTCTAAAGTTTATTCCAATATCATTTAAAAAATTTAAAAAATTAACATCATTATTTGAATACATTGGATTTTTATAAACAAAATTATTACTTGTATACAAATAAAAATCATCAAAAGATTTTTTATCAATTATTAAAACTTTGTTATTTTCCTTAAATAAATAATATGCTAACATCAATGAATTCATATTATTACCAACAATAACATAGTCATAAATCATTAAAAATATAATTATTTTTTTTTTATATGTAAACCAATTTTTTAATAAAATTTATTTTAAACATAAATTGAATTATAAATTTTTTCTTCTATAGTATCTTTAATTAATAATCTATATAATTTTATTTTTTGTTCTTGTCCAATTCTACAAGCTCTTGCAATTGCTTGACCTTCAATAGCTTTACAAATTTCTTTCTTTTCATTAATTGGTTCAATAAAAAATATATGAGAAGCTTCAGTTAAATTTGTTCCTGATGCAGAATTCTTTAAAGATAATAAAATTACCTTATTATCATCTCCTGATACATTTTTCCCTGATTTAAATTTAGAAATAGCTGCATTTCTTGACCAAACATTTCCTTTAACTGTACTATTTGCTATTCCATTTTCTGATAGTGTCTTACTTATTAATGATAACATACAATCCATTTGTGAAAAGACAATTATTCTTGTTTTTTCTTGTGTTATTAAAGCTTTAATCATTAGAATAACTTTTCCTAATTTAGAACCATATTTACTAATTAAAGGATTAACTTCATCTATTTTTTTATCTTCTTTTCCTTCTTTTTTAATTAAAAATACATCACTCATACTTAGTTCTTTTTTACATGTTGGACAATTATGTCTTTTATTTACCCATTCAGTTACACAATCTTTACAATAAATATGACCACACTTTGTTAATGATAATTGTTTTTCTTCAAAACAAATAGCACAAACATTAGCTTCTTCATCTGATGCAGTTATATCTTGATTATTTATTTTTTCTAACATTGCTAATAAAAATTTAGATTCACTTATTATAGTTTCATAGTTTTTCTTAACCATGTGATATGATTGATTACCTGGAAGTAATTTTTCTAATTTTGATGTATAAACAGATACTTGATTTTTATGATACTCAATTAATTTTTGTTCCATCACTTCAAGATCTAATTCTACATCTCCAAATAACTTTTTACTTGATTCTAATACAAGTGGATGACAACATAATTTCAATAAACTATTGTTATCTATTTTTCCTACTTTTGAATTATAAATATTTCTTTCTAATTCAGTAAAATCAATCCATTCTATATGTTCATCATAACCTAATATTTGTAAATCTTCAATATTATTTTTCCTATGACGTATACAAACATTACTTAAAATATTATCAATAATATATTTCTTTTTAATAATTTCATACTTAACTGCTAAATCTTCATAAGTATTAGTTGTTACCAAATTTCTATATTTTATTTCAATATTATCAACATCATCTAATAATGTTAAGTTAATAAACTTAAATGCATTTTCAACACCAGCCATATTTACAAATGGTGATCCAGATACAAACCAATAATTATCACTATCAATTGAACTTAGCCAGTTTGCCATATATTTTGTTAATGAAGCATTACCCAACATTTCACCAAATATTTCATGACCTTCATCTAATATTAATCTATGAAAATAGAAAAATTCAAAAATTGGACATTCTGTTGTTTTGATTTTACTTATTTCTGCATTTTCTGTTATTGATTTTAATTTAAAATTAATTTTTGATGTTCTTAAACCTGGATCATAACAACTAGGTGTTATATGACCATAATGTAATGTTGGATAATATTTAAAATTCATTAAAAATTGATGAGATGTTATAATCAAATCATTTTCTAAAAATGCATTAAATGATAATTTTTCATGATCTTTTTTTGTATTAATTACTAAAATCTTAAAATTATTATTACATTTTCTTGCTTCATTTTCCCATTGTTTCGTTAAATGAGATGGACAAACAACTAAAGTTGCTTTTGAATAAATTTTATTAAAATTATCAATTCTTGATGGTTTATAAAATTCATTATAATTAGATAAATTACTACAAACTAATGATAATGTTGTAATTGTTTTACCCAACCCCATTTCATCTGCTAAAATTCCACCATTTGATTTGATTTTAAATATTCTATTTTTGTTTGAAATAATTCCTTTTATTGGATCAAAATTAAATGTTTTATCCATAAATTGTATTTTTGATGAATAATCAATATTAAACTGTGTATTTTGATTTTCAATTTGAATCATTTTATATAATGATCTTTTTTGATAATCATATAATTTAATACCAAAACTTGGTGGAGGATTATAAATATTAGCTTCTGGTAAAATACTTGTATTATCATCAAATTTATTAAATGTTGGTAGATGAGTATTTTTTGATAATAATAACATATTAAATCCAGTTGATATATTTTTATATTCATCGATCAAATCATATTCTAAACTTATTATTATATCTACTTTATAATATGAATTAACTTGTTTTGTTTCAAACAAAAGATTCCATAACATTGATTCATTTAATAATTCAAACAAAATAATTCTATCTTGAATTTGATTAATATATTCTCTATGATTATGTGATTTTCCATTAGATAATTTAATTGTAAATATAACATAATTTAGTGTATAACTTAATATTGATACTTCTACAGGTTCACTTTGGTAAGGTGTATTTACTCTATAACGTATAATTTCCATACATATCTAATTTTAAATTAACTTATATATTTATCAATTTTTTTATAACTTAAATTTTTATTATATATTAACTTAAAATAATAATAATATATATGATTAAATGCCTAGTTATAAAATTTTAGGAATATTTAGTTTTGCAAATACATTACAAGAAGCATGTATTAATGATCCAGTTACTTTAAAACATGAAAAATATAATATTAAAAGTAAAAATGCGATTGGTGTTTATATTAAAAATAATAAAAAAATAGGTTATCTTCCTGTTGAAAATAATAATGAATTATTAAATTTCAAAAATGCTTATAAACTAACAAAATTACAATTGAATCAAGAACATCCAATTGTTGAAATTTCTAGATGTTATAAAATAATAAATAAATTAGATAATTATGAATTTGAATTTATAAAAAAAATAAAGTATGATTATTTATTATTTGATCCTCCAAAAGATTTGTTAACACCAATCAATACTTTAATAAATACATTTAAACAAAAAAGAATTAATGTAAAAAGAATAGCATTAACATATTTAGATACGGATTATATTAACATAACACTTGAAACATCAAAAGGTATAGAAACATTTTTTACAGTTACATATCAATTTTTTAATAATAATATTGAAAAATATGAGGAATTATATGAATATAATTTAATAGAACATATATTTTATAAAGATTTAATTTTTCATCGTCCGGAAAAATATTTTATTACTAACTATCAAAGTATTTTAGAGCTGGAAAAGATTAATTCTAATTTTTTGGAATTACAAATTTGTGACCCATTAGTTACATTAAATGATAAAATTAATGAAATATATTTTACAAAGCTATATTTACATTGTAAAATAATTAATGATTTTGATTTTGTCATAAAATATTTAAATCAATTTGTTAAAAGAAAAGATAATGATATGGAAATATTAAAAAGAACTATCGAAAACATAAATGTATTAAATAATTTTTATGAAACTTATGAATTAAAAATAGGAGGTTTTTATTATAATCATTTAAATAAAACATATTTTGAAATAGATTTTATTAATGACGATTCTGTAATAATTATTTGTGATATAACAAATAATAATTTTATTTTAGCATGTGAATTAGCAAACAAAAAAAATTTAGTAATTTTTAATCCTTTAAATGGAACAATAAATAAAATGTAACTTTTAATATATGGATTATAAAAGTAAATATTTAAAATATAAAAAGAAATATTTAGAACTTAAAGGTGGTGTTGCTAGTCAAAGTTATACTATTACCCATTTTAATCATAGAGATTATGGTATTGCTATGGCTGAAGCAATTTATCCTAGAAGACTAGCAGAACAAATGACAAATCATGGTTTAGGAACAGGAATATATGGTTTTATTAATGAAGAAAGAAGAGAAAATAGTGTATATGAAAATAATAATTATACACCAACAACTTATAATATTATTAATCCTGTTATACTTAAAGATATTGATAATGATAGAAAAGATTTAGACGAATTTACAAATTTTTCTACGACACTTAATATGATTTGTTATAAGATTTATAATAATCAATTAACAGTGAATGAAATACCTCAAATATTAAGTGATAGATTAATATTAAATGATGGTTCTGGTAATTATTTTTGTACAAAAGATATTAGTACATCCTTACAAGAAATTATTCAAACTGTAAATTTATTTTTAATTGATTATAATATAATAATGCATACTGAAGAAGAAAGATTTGTATTAATGCCAATAAATTATTTCTTAAATAATAAAAGGTATGATGGTATTTATAATCTAAATAGAGATTCTGCTGGTAGTGGATCTGTTAAATATTTTTTTAAAAATGAGTATAGTGCTAGAGGATATACACCAAATGAAAAAACAATAATAAATCCAATTGCTAAACTAGTTTTTTTAGGTCAAGAATTCTAAATCATTTAACCATAGATCGTTTCCTGTTTTATTTTCTAATTCTTTTTTTGTTATCTTTAATTCTTTAATTTTATTATTTAATCTATTAAGATTCTCAACACTAAGTTGTTTAAAACTCATATTAATTAAATAATCAAAGGAATTATTATGTTTTTTAATTTTATTTTTTACAATTAAATCAATAATTTTATCTTCATCTAAATTAAATATTTTAGGATTATTTTTAACTAAATTTATAAAGTTTATTTGATTAGTTAAATAATTTATTTCATCATTATATTTATTTAATAATAATTCTTTTCTTTTTTCAAAATAAGGTAATCTAAATTTATAAAATTCATTACATATTTCATTAACATTATTATATGTTTTTAGTTTTAATGAACTATCGTATAATGTTAAATTACTAATTTTAATTGTTTTATATAATTTTAATAATTTATATAAACTATTTAATCCCTTTTCATCTATTGTTTGATTTAATTTTATAATATGATTTATATCACTAACTCTTAATTCAAAATGAACATCAATATCAGAACTATAATTTATATAACTTTTTATAATACCTTCTTCAATAAATTCATCTAATATTTCTTTATAAACTGATGTCCATAATTTTATTGGTAATTCACTAATAATAATTTTATCTTTTTCTATTGTACATATACCTGAAGATAAATATGTAGATTCATCATATTTTATTATAGATCCTTTAAAATTATTTACTTTGGGTATTAATTCATTAACTGATTTACCAAGTAATTTATTTTTAAACCAATTTATAACATCAATTAAATCATATGTAGGAATTAGTGTAGAAAATCCGGTTCCAATTCCTTCAGAACCATTAACTAAAATCATTGGTATTATAGGTAAATAAAATAATGGTTCTATTTTTTCACCATCATCTTCAATAAAATCTAATAATTCATCATCTTCTTTTCTAAATATTTTTTCTGTTAATTTGTTTAAATAAGTAAATATATAACGTCCGGATGCATGGTCTTTTCCACCTAAAAGTCTTGTACCCATTTGACCAGCTGGTATTAATAAATTTAAATTATTTGATCCAACAAAATCTTGTGCCATGTTTATTATTGTTCCAACTAATGATTGTTCACCATGATGATATGATGTCACTTCAGCTACATATGATGCTAATTGGGCTACTTTCATTTCTGATTTTAGATTTTTTTTTAAACAAGCATATAAAACTTTTCTTTGTGAAGGTTTAAATCCATCTGCTAATAAAGGTATAGAACGTAAATTATCATAATTTGAAAAATGAATTAATTCTTGATGTATAAATTTATCTATGTTTATTGTAGTAGGTGGTTCTATTTGTAAAATATTTTTTGAATTATAGTTTATTAACCAATCTTTACGTTCATTTACTTTATCTTTAGCAAAAGCTAATTGTATAGATTTTTCATTATTTTCATCAATTATTTGAATTACATTATTTTGTAAGTTTTTAAAATATTCTTTTGATTCTTCAGCTGTTGATGTACCTAACCCTTTGTAATATTTAACTTTATAATTTCCAGGATTTTTAGTTAACCAGCCACTATAAGATCTTAAGTTTGAAAAATTCTTAGTATCATTTTTAAGAAATATTTTTATAATTGGCGTCATCAATATTTTTAAAAATCCATCTATTTTTAATAAAGAAGGGAAAAAGTAGTTTAAAAAATTTATAATTAAACCTTTAATATGTGAACCATCTTCATCTGCATCCATCATTAATAATATAGATCCATATCTTAATTCATTTAAATTTTCTTTCGTATAGATTGTTCCAGATTTTAAGCCTAATATTTTTTTTAAATCTATTATTTCTTGATTATTATTTATTTGGGATGTTGATGCCTCTCTCACATTTAATAATTTACCACGTAAAGGAAATACACCATAAAAGTCACGTCCATTTTTAATTGCGGATATACCAGATATGGCAGTAGCTTTTGCTGAATCACCTTCTGTTAATATTAATACACAACTTTCTGATTTTTTTGTTCCTGCTAAATTCGCATCTTCCAATTTAGATATAATTATTTTTTTTTTCTTCGTTGATGATTCAAATTTATTTAATTGTTTTAAATCTTGTTTAGAATAAATTTCTTTTAATACTTTTAATAACTCCGAATCTTTTAATTCATCAAAAAATTTATTTGGTATATTACATTCAAAACCAAATTTATTTATTGGCATAGTTAATTGTTCTTTTGATTGAGAATTAAAAACTGGATTAATAATAGAAGTAACTAAACATAAACTTAAATTATCTTTTAAAAATCTCTTATTAATATTTTTATTGATTAGTTTTTGAAATTTTGGTAATAATAAATCTAATATATATTCTATATGTGTACCACCATTAGAAGTAAAAATAGAATTAACAAAAGTAATATTTTGTTCCATTTCACCATTATTAATTCTTATAGCAAAATACCAATTTAAGTTTTTAATACATGATGATATTAACCAATTATTATCACTTTTATATAATTCTAAATAACTTTCAAAACCAACTTTAATATTTTCATTATTGAGCCTAATTTTTATTTTATTAGTAAATAATGAAGATAAATCTATTATTCTTCTTTTTATTAAATTTTGCATTTCTTCAGAAAAATTTTTACAACTAAATTTTTCAAAATCTGGTTCACATGTTATTCTAACACCTGTCTTATTTTCTTTATTATTTTGAATTTCAGGTTTATTTATTTTTTTTAAATTATTTTCAAATATTTGTTTGTAATATTTTTTTTTTGTCCATACCTCAACAATAAATCTTTTTGAAAAAATATTTGAAGCTTTTGCTCCTATACCATGTGTACCACCAGTAATTCTTTTATCATTAATATCATAATTACTAGATGTTAATAAATATCCAAAAATTAATTCAGGAATATAAATTTTATATTCTAAATGTTTCTCAATTGGGATTCCAACACCTGAATTATAAATTGAAAAATAGTCATTTGATATAGTTGCATTAATTTCATCTAATGTTTTATCACGTATTGATTGATCATATGCATTCACTATAAGTTCATCAATTATTTTATATAATCCGGGATTAAAACTAATTTCTTTTTCAATAATTTGATTATTTTCAAATATTAATTGTTTAGATTGCATAAAATCAATAGAACCGATATACATACCAGGTTTCATCAATACATGTTCTCTTTGGTCATATTTTTTATAAGTTTCTTCTATAGATTTAGTTAAATTTTCAGTATCCATACTATAATATAAGCTATCATAATATGTTTTGAAATTTAATAAAAAAAATATATAAGTTTATTTATATGAGTTCTAATATTGTTAATGTTTTACTAGTTATTGACGTTCAAAATTGTTTTATTTCAGGTGGTTCTTTAGGTTCTGATCCAAGTCAATTAGAAATTAGTAAAAAACAAATGAGAGAAATTTTAGAGTTGATGAGAGATAATGATCATATTTATTTTACTCGTGATTATCATCCAATCAATCATATGTCTCTAGAAAGTACTGCTGAAAATAGAAAAATCAATTATGCTACAATATTTCCAAATCATTGTAGAAATAAAAATTCTACTTGTCCAAAGAGACCAGGATTTAATATAACATCAGTTATTAATAATGTATCCCGTGCAGTTGGTCAAACCAACTTTACTGATAAAGAAATGACTAGTAAACCAGATACAAGAAATATTGGTACTAGAATGGAATGGCCTATAATTGGAACAGATTTATCTTACTTATATTTAGTTGTAGATAATGAAGAACCAAATAAATATACATCTTATGTTAATGGAATAGTTAAACTTGTTGAAGATGGTCATAAACCTAAACCCCAACATACAATTGGATTAATCAATTATAAAGAAAATAATAAAGAGCCTGATCTTAAAAATATTAATTATAATGGTATTACAGGCATCCCAATTGATGGTACTACAAAAAAAATATATCAATTAACTAAAGGAGAATTTTGTGATTATGAATCTTATTCTGCATTTAATTATCATTTACATTTTACATACGATACAAAAAAAAATGTAGTTTCAGCACCATTAAATCTTGAAAAAAAATATTCAACTGGATTATGGGAAAATATATTAGGAAATATAACTAATAATGATACAAATAGTACCAAAACAGTTAATATTACTGTTTGTGGATTAGTAGGTAATATTTGTGTTATGAATTCTGTTCATAATGGTATTGCATTATGGAAAAAATTTTATAAAAATGAATATCCAAATGTAACTGTAAATTTTATATATTCATTCCCAGGAACATTATTTTTACCAAATTCTGTTTTTAATCTTACTGAAGCTGTTTATCAAGATTTAGATAAAATAGAGGAAAATATTATCGGTAATATAGAAAAAGATTTTGAAAAAGTTGTAGGCAGTATTGAATCAACAGATCGTGTAACATTAAAATTTAAAATTATTGATAAATTTTATGATATAAAATTAAAACAAACTGGTGGTAGTTATTATAATAAATATCTTAAATATAAACAAAAATATTTAAAACTTAGAAATCAATTAAATAATTAAATTTTAGATAATAATCATATACAACTCTAAAATGATATTTTAGTAAATTAAAAAAATATGATTTATAATTTATATATTGATATAAAAAATTGAAATAAATATTTTATAATTATTTATTAAATATTTATGTCAAAAGTTAAAATAAATAACTTACTTCTAAATGAAATTCAAAATTTTATAAAAAATAATAATCCTAAAGAGGGAATTTGTATATCGCCAAAGGATCATTTTACACAAATTGAAGCATTAACACTAATTAAAAATGATAAAATTAATACAATGTATTTATTTTCTGGAAGTAGTTACAGAAGTTATTATTATTATAAATCATGTAACAATCAAATATATTTAATTGAAACATATTTAGATAAAATAGATGCATATGTTGAAGAATTTTAAATTTTAAAATTTTTTGGATTAGTTAAAGAAGCATTAGCAAAATATTGTAAATATACAGCTTGTTCTTTTAAAATTTTTAAGTCAGTTATATTATCTTGTTCATGGGTTATTTTAATTTTATTCTCAATACTTTCAATTAATTTATTTATTGATTTTAAATAGTTTGTGACTTTATCAATATTTTGATCATGTGTAGCTAAAACCATCCAACCTAATTTTTCAAACATAGCTTTAGTCCATTCATGTAAACTATGAAAAGTGTGTTGCATATATTATGTATTATAAAAAAACTATATAAAAATTAATATCTTTTATTTAATGAAATGAAAATGAATGACCGCATTCTAAACATTTAACAAATGTAGTAACAGGTTCATCTCCTGCTAATACTTGTTTTTGTGAAACTTCACATCTACTTTTTTTACACTTTGAACATTTAAAAGCACTTGATGATTTTATATCATTTTTCTTGTATTCAATAATTTCTTTCTTTTTTAATAATTTTTCATATTTATCAGGATTTAATTCTTCTGGAGTTAAAAATGCTAATTTATATGCATCTTCTTCTGTTTTAACATTATCTTTATTATTACACATTGAATCAAGAATTTCATCTAATTTAGTTTCATAAATAGATTCTAATAAAAAAGGGGTATCATTTTCTTCAGAATATTCTTTACTAAATTCATAAATACCTTTTTCTGCTTTAATAGCTAACTCTTTTTTTAAAAACTTTGATAATTTTTTTATTGTTTCATTTTTTTTTTCGGATTCCATAATTATTATATTATATTATTAAATTATTTATTTTTCAAAATTTTTTAAATTAATAATTTTCTTCACTATCAGATGAGTATTCGTCTGAATCAAACTCATAATTATGTGAATCAAGACCATATTCGTTAATATCCATTATAAAGTTATTTGGATTTAATAAGTCAGTTTTTGTATTTAATAAATTTTCTTTTGTATTTAATAAATCAGTTTTTGTATTTAATAAATCAGTTTTTGTATTTAATAAGTCAGTTTTTGTATTTAATAAGTCAGTTTTTATTAAATCAGAATTCACAGCATTTAGTGTTATACTTGGTTCAACACTTTTATCAATAATAACATTTGTTTCGGTTGTAAAACCATTAATAGATGTTTTAATTTCATTTTGAATATTGTAAACACCTGAAATATCAAAATATTTATTAGTTTTCTTTTTAATAATGATTTTGTTTGCATTTAATATTTGAGATTTTGTTTTTTCTTTTTTAATTGAATTTTGCATAATATTCCAACAACCTTCAATGACCCATTTATTAAGTTTCCTAATTGATCCATTTATTCCAATAGTTTGCATTTCATTTAAAAAAGGGAACATTAATTTAATTTTGTATCTATTAGCTAATTCAGCATAGAAATCATTAGAGCTTTCAATTTTACGTGATTCTTTTTGTAATATATATGGTTCATTCCAATCAATAGGAAAAGCTTCATGATAATATTCCAAGTTATACATTCTTGGATGATATAACTTATCATTTAAACTTAAAAATCCAAAAATATTAGAGGAAATATTAATATTATAAAGATTATTCCAATAAACATTATGTGCACTGTATTTAGTTAATATTATTTTTTCATCTTCATTAAGCCAAGTACCAAATCCTCTCATTCTATATTTATTAATAATATCAATAGGATCTCTTGAACCTGAAAAATATTTATAGTCAATATTCATATAAGTTAAATGAGCAGAAATACAAGATGGTGTTAAATATACATTTTTACCATCATAATAAGATCTAACACAAGGTAAGTGAAATGATTGAATGGTTGAAAAGAAATCATTATATTTAACATTAAATAATTCTAATTTGTGTGTTATATGTGGTGATTTAATTTGATATTTGTAATTAATTAATAGATTGACCTCATTATCAGATTTTTCTTTTGTAAATCTAATTCTCCAATTTAAATTTTCAAAATCAAAATAATCAGGATAAACAAGTGAAAAATGATCAATTTCTTCTTGTGACATTTTATTTAGTCTTTCTTTTTTAAATTTTTCAAGTTCATGTATATACAATTGTTCAAAAATTTTTTTAGTTTCTGAATCTTCTAATGATTTTTTAATATTGTTTAAAATATCGTATGAACCATTACACATTTTCAATGCTTTTTCTTCAGTAACAAATAAATATGCCATTTTGTCAGAAATAAGTTTTGTATGAGAAGGTTCTGCATATTCGGGATATAGATTACAAATATTAACAACAACTTGGTTATAAAATCTTTGAACTTTTGTCATATAATCAAATATATTATCAGTTAAAAACATAATATCAACATCTGCTAATGCATAATACTCATTATAAAACCTAGCTAACTTAGTTTCTAGTGAATCAATTTTATTAAATAGACCTACAAGTGGATGTTCTCTTTGTAAACATGCAGCCATAACACTGCCACTAATTGCAATTTTATCATTTTCAAAATCAATATGATTAAATATATTATGTTCTGGATTATTTGTACAAAAAATATTTAATCTTGTTTTAAATTCATCAATATCACAAATATTATTATTAGGTAAATGATTTTCAATAAAATCAGGTACTCCACCTAAATTATTTTGTGGATTAAGATTTGTATCATTAATTAAAATTGGCATATACGGATTTAATTTTGGATTTGAAGAATTAAAAGGAAAATTTGGTAATTCAGATGCAGTATTAATATCAAAAATAAAATCATCATTTTTAGAAATATATGATTTTTTTATTGATTCATCAAAATAAAATTTCATCCATGCATAACCAATTAAATATCTAAATAATTCAGCATATTTTTCAATAGTATCTTTCATTAATCTTAATAAATATATATTATTTAATGCAAGATGACAATATCTTTTAGAAACAATTAAATTACAAAATAAAAAATATTTTTGTTTTTCATCTAAAACATCAAAAAGTGTATTAATATCATCTTTCATTATTGTTTGTTCATTAAATACTTTATATTTAAAATTACCAGAAAGAAGTATTTTACTTGGATCAATATAGTTTTTAGTTTTATGAATTTCATTTAAATAACAACCAATTTCTTGCATAACCGTTTTTGAAAGATTAAATTTTCTATTTATAAAATATTCGGTTAACTCTATTTTACATTTATAATTATATGTCCAATAATTACTATCTTCAAAATTTATTAAATTATTAATTCTCTTATAAGCTTTTACATTTTTAATATTTTCTTTAAAATATGTGTTTATTGTTATAAATTTAAATAATTCAAATAAATTGTCATCATTTTCAAATTGTGAAATATATAACAAAATATTTTCATAACTTATATTTAAAATTAATAATCCAATATTTTTTTCATTTAGTTTATAATTAAATACATTGATATCTTCTAATATTGAACTAGGTAATAATAATAATTTATTTTTTTGATTTTCATTTTTTAAAATATTAATACTAGTTTTAACTAATATTAAATTTTTTTTTATTTTGTTAAAAATATCTTTTTCAATATTATAATGATAAATTTCTTTACTAATTAATTCCTCATCTTTACAACATATTATAAAAACATTTTTATGTTCTTCATATAATTTATTTAAATCATCAGAATCGTAGTTTAATAAATTTAAGAACGGATTTACAATAAATTCAGTATTATTCATAAAATATAACTATATATCTAAAAATAATATAAATTCAATTTTTTAGTAAAAAATTAGATGAAATTATAGCTAATGAATCCAATTTTTTAGTAAAAAATTAGATGAAATTATAGCTAATGAATCCAATTTAAAATATTATTTTATAAATATTATTATATATGTGTGGTATTTTTGGAATTATTAATGTTAAGAATAATAATATTTATAAATTAATTATTAATGGATTAACACAGCTTCAAAATAGAGGTTATGATTCATGCGGTTTATCAGTCTTATATAATAATGATTTTGATGTATATAAATTTGCATCAACTAATGAAATTAATGCTATAGATAAACTTGATAAACTAATTATTGAAGAATGTCAAAATAAAATATCAAATATTGGTCTTGGGCATAATAGATGGGCTACACATGGAATAAAAAATGATATTAATGCACATCCACACTTATCAAACAATAAAAAATTTATTGTTGTTCATAATGGTATAATAGAAAATTATAATAAATTAAAAATTATGTTAATTGATAAAGGATTTACTTTTCTATCTCAAACTGATACTGAGGTAATTGTAAATTTAATAGAATATTATTATTCAATAACTGGTAACACAGAAAATGCTATAAAAAAAACAATAAATGATTTATCTGGAACATATGGGTTAATTATTCAAAGTTTATATGAACCAACAAAATTATTTTGTGTAAGAAATGGTTCTCCATTATTAGTAGGTTATGATGAAGAAATTGCAATAATTACATCAGAACAAAGTGGATTTTGTAATTTAATTAATAATTATATTATTTTAAATAATGATGATATTTGTATAATTGAAAAAATCAATGATAAAATTTCAATGATAACAAATTGTACATATTCAAAAAAAAATACACAACAAATAAATTATGAAGTAACACCATATCCATATAATCATTGGACTATAAAAGAAATATTTGATCAACCAAATACAATATTAAATTCTATAAATAATGGTGGTAGAATTAAAAATAATTCAGAAGTTAAACTTGGTGGATTAGAAAATTATAGTTGTTCTTTAAAAAATATTAAAAATTTAATATTGTTAGGGTGCGGGACATCATATTTTTCTGGATTATATGGTATGTATTATTTTAAAAATATTTGTAATTTTAATACTGTTCAAGTTTATGATGGTGCAGAATTTAATGAAAATGATATACCAAAGATTGGTGAAACAGCATTTATATTAATATCACAATCTGGTGAAACAAAAGATTTATATCATTGTATAAATATAGCAAAAAAGAATAATATAATAACTATTGGTATAATAAATGTTGTTGATTCATTACTTGCAAGGGATGTTGAGTGTGGAATATATTGTAATGCAGGAAAAGAACATGGTGTTGCATCAACAAAATCATTTACAAGTCAAGTTGTTTGTTTATGTTTAGCAGCAGTATGGTTTTCACAATTACATAATATAAATGAAAATAAACGTATTAAAATAATAAGTGATTTACACAATTTATCAAATGATATAAAAAATACAATAAATAATTGTAATGAAAAAATAAAAGAAATAAGTGATAATTTAAATTTTAATAATATGTTTTTATTGGGTAAAGGAAGTGATGAATTTATTGCAAAAGAAGGTTCATTAAAACTAAAAGAAATATCATATATACATGCAGAAGGTTACTCATCCAGTTCTTTAAAACATGGACCCTTTGCATTATTAGATCAAAATTTTCCAGTAATTATTTTTAATCTTGATCAAATACATAAAACAAAAACAATTAATTGTTATAAAGAAATAGAATCAAGAAATGCACCAATTATTTTTATAACAAATGATTATACAATTAAAAATGAAATTAATTGTGATATTATCTTTGTTTCAGAGAATAAATCTTTTGCATCATTATTAGGAATAATACCAATTCAATTATTATCTTATTATTTATCAATAAATAAAAATATAAATCCTGATAAACCAAAAAATTTAGCAAAAGTAGTTACTGTTGAATAATAAATTTTTTCTAATAGTAAATTTTAATATATTGATTATTTGATTTTCTAATATAATCTAGTTTTAACATATAATCAATTGCATCCTGTAATATTATTTTATCTAGTGTAAATAATTTAATTTCACAACTAATAAAGTTAAATAGTTCATCAAATGTTTTATCACCTTTTTTAAGTAAATGATTAATCCATGTACATGTAATATCTTTACGACTATGAATAATTAATTCATCAACAGAAATAAGTATATCTTCAGTATTTATACCATTATTACAATTATAATATGAATTAATTAAATTTATATTATTTACATTTGTTGATAATGATAATATATTATTATTATTATTAAGTAAACCAGAAATAACTAATGATTTGATAATATCATTTAAATAGTCTGATTGATAATTACTTAGTAATTTATTTGTTAAAATATCTTTGATATTCATGTTATCATTAGAATTAAATAGTTCTAAAACTAATAATTGTATTGGTAGCATTTTAAGGATATAATTATTATATTCAACTTCTACTTCACCATATTGTAACAACCATAGTATTTTTTTTTTATCATTTATAACTTTTTTATAAAATTCATTATAGTTTTCAATAAAATTTAATAAACCATTTGAATAATTTATTTCATAATCAAATTTATCAAGAAAACCATTATTATAGTTAATATTCCATGAATCATAAGATGTAGTTATCATTGTTGTTGTAAATGATTGAGGTCCAACCATAATTAAATATTTTGATGAATCAATATAATCATTAATGCATTTATTAATTTTTTTAACTTCTTTTTCACCAAATACTTTAACTAATGTGTTATATAATATTTTTTCTGCATTAATTGATGTTTTAGTTGATAGTAATCTTTTAATTAATTCATTATGATATTTTTGTATAAAAACATCTTTTTCTTTTAAATTTCCTAATAATAAGAATAATCTATTTAATAATTCAATATTATTATTTATGTTATTATTAATAAATTTAATTATATTTTTATTAATTTTTTCATTATTAAATAATAAAAATAATTGATTTTCAGCAATTTTATAATCATTTAACAAAATAATTAGTTTTATAATTTTAAAACTATCATCATTATTATCAGATATTTGTTTTACTCTTTTTTGTATTTTTATAGCAATATCATTTTTAATTGTATTAATATTTTCACCAAAAGACAAAACTGAACGTATATTTTTCCAAAAAAATTCAATAAATATATAAAAGTCATCAAAATTATTTTCTGTTGTTATAAATGTTTTTATTTTATCCATATAAATTTCAATTATTGGTTCTATTATATGTTCTGTATCTTCTTTGATAAAACTATATGTGCTTTTAATACTTGAAATGTAATTAGTTATTAGTTTAATTTCATATAATTGTTTAATAGAAATCATTTCTTTTATTTCTGGAATATTATTTTTAATTATTATTCCAACTAATTTTAAAAACCAAATATAATTTTCAGTATTATAATGATTAATAATTTTAATATTATTTATTAATGTTTTTATTTCCGAGTTTATATTATTTGATAAACATGATAATTCATTTTCAATAAAATTTATAATAATTTGATCAGAAATTATTGTATTATGAAACAAATTGTAATATTCTGATTTATTAATTCTAAAAATATTATTAAGATATGATATTTTATGAATATAATTTTGAATTAATTTATTTAGTCCTTTTTCAATACTAAAATCATCTCTTTTGATTGCATTTTTAACATTTACTTTTAATTTTTTCAAATGATTTTTAAAAATCACCAAAATTTGATTATCCATATTTTCATAAGTATTATTTACACATATTTGATATAAATAATCAGGATGAACAATACTTATTTCAGATTCTAAATAATTTTCAACAAAGTTAATTACTTGTGATTTATAATCATAATCAATTTCTTTATCAATATTATGGATTATGTTAAATTTGTTATTTAAGAATAAAGTCATAATAATCATATTATCAATATAAATTAATAATATATCAATTTTTTTAAAATATATATGGATTATATCTTGGAGTATCATAGTTAAATAATTTAACAATAAATTTACCATTTTGTTCATTCATACCAGGTACAACTACTTCATCACCATCTTCTAATTCCCTTTGATTTTTTGATTGTATTGGTATTTTATTTACATATCCTTCTTTTTCACTTCTAACATAATATTCCCATTGTGTTGATCTAGGAAATGTTGGTCTACCAAATAGTTGTAATATTTTTTCATCGGATTTCCTTGTTACCATACCTAATTGTTGATAATTTTCAGGATAACCACGTGTTGGATAGTTTATCAAGTTATTTGCAACTAATGGATAAGGATATTGATATGTTTGAATACGTCTTTCTGGAGCAACTAATGGATCATATAAAATACTTCTATCTCTATTTTCTAAATATCTAAATAATGGTAATCTTGAATAATAATTAGGGAATCTACCATAATATATATCCCTCCAATTGTATAGATTCGGTGAAAAATGTTCCTTTTTATTTTTAGTTTCAGGAGTTAATAATATTAGTATTGAAAATATTAGTACTAAAGCAATCATATTTAAACATTTATTAGTCATAATATGAATACTTAGATATTTTATATTATTTAATTAAATAATATATTGTATTAAATTTTGTTTGTTCTTTGTTTAAATTTATTCTTAACGGTTTAATAAATGAAAATAAATCTTTTATTAAATATGATGATAATGCCAAATGAATATCAAGTTCAATTGAATCTTCTATTGTTATTCTTGAATTTAATAATTGTGATTTAATATAATAATGATCATATGAATTACTTTGTGGTTCTAATTTTAAAGCGTAATCTAATAACTTTCTGGATATAATTGTATCATTTGAATTTAGAAAAGGTAATAACCATGCCCATAACCATACATTTGTTTGGTTATCAAATAAACCTAATATTTCATAATTACAATCTAATAAAATATTTTCATCTTTATCAATTAAAGATATTTGATTGTCTTCACCTGAAAAAATAATTTTTGTATTTTCAATATATTTTTTATTTTTATCATTTTGACTATCATAATATTCCAATGATTTTTTTATTAAATCGCTAAAGTCCATTATTAATAACTTATATATTTATTTTTAGTAAAACAAATATTAATTTTATATTTTGATATCAACATCACAATCGCTATCATATTCATCATCTATTTTTTCTATTAATTTTATGTTTTTTAATGATTCAAGTTTTTTTTTATCAGATTTATTATAAATAGCTAGCTTGATAGCATCCATTTTATATGCTTTATAATTATCATATACACGATTATTTTCTGGATCTGTATACTTTGTATCATTATCATTAAGTTTATTTAAAAATTTTTCAATTCTATCTGCATATTTATCATTTAATTTATCTTTATTTTTTTCATATGAAAAATATATTTCATTAATATGTGTATTAATTAATTCATTTAACATTTTATGTTTTTTAACAGTAATAAATTTTATTCCATTAAATATATATGAAATATCATCTTTTAAATTTGTTATAAAAATATTACTATATGATGGGATTTTCTCGTTAAAATGTGTTTTATTTATACCTTCTTCTAGAGACAAATATTGTTTATTTAAAATAGAAAGTATTTCTTGATTGTTAAATATTTTCTCATAACAAACATTACCAAATTTAACATAAGTATTATTAATTATATTTCCATTAACAATATTACCATTATTAATATTTTCAACATAATTATTAAATTTTTCAAGTGTTTTATGATGTACTCTTCCTTTTATTTTAATAATTTCAGCAATTTGTTGTTGTAAATCATTAATTGTTTCTTCTAGTTTATCTATTTTATCTTGACTATTTAATAAATTTTTACATTTTTGTTCATGCTTCCATCTATATTGTCTCATTAAAAAAGATTTATTACAATTACTACAATAATATAGTTTATTTTCTTTAGTATTACATTTTATTACGTTAGTATTACGCTCGGTATTACATTTTATTACGTTAGTATTACATTTTATTATATTATTATTATGAAATTTTTTGTTGTGGTTACATAAGCTACTACGACTAGAATAATGTTTACTACAAATATTACATCTAAATTCACTTTTATAATTCACTTTTTCACTCATTATATATATAAAAAGATTTTATTCTTATATTATTTTTAAAAAGTGAAAAAAGTGAATTCACTTTTATTATACTTGGAGAGAGAGAGAGCGGTATAATATAAATAAATATTTTAATTAATTTTTTTATAAAAATCAATAACTTTAGGATTAGCTTTTATTCTTTTAAATTTAATATTTTTAATAAATAATCCATCTAATGTTTTAACCCGTGATAGTGTTACATATGCTTGTCCAAATTCAAATATACTATTACCAATATCAGTATAAACATAATCTAATGTAGCACCTTGTGCACGATGTATTGTAATAGCCCATGCTAAAATTAATGGTAATTGTTTTTTAGTAATATTTGGTTCTTTTTTATCTTTTGTATCATTTAATGACCAGCTGAATTCAACAATTTTTTTTATTATACCATTACTAAATTGAACAATTGGATATTCATCTTCAAATTTTATTATTTTACCAACACTTCCATTTGCTAAATTATCATCAAGACCATTAACAGTTAACATTACTTGGGTATCAATAGTTAATTCAATTTCATCATTAATATCAACAACTTTATTAATCATATCTTCATATTGCTGTTTAAATTCATTTTTAATATTTTGATAATCAAATGTTGACTTGAAAACATATGTTTTATTATTTTGTTTTAATAAATTTATTTTTTGAGTGTTATATGTTTTAACCATATCTCTTCTTGAATATAAATGGGTTGGTTCAATTAATAATGTTTCTGTATTTTTATTAATACACATTCTTAGTGTTGATTTAACTTCATCATCAATAATACCTAATCTAATTTTATTTAAAACATTTTGAAATATTTTATCATCTTGTCTTATAATTTCAGTGAAATAAAATATTTTATCAATTAAATTTGACCATGATTTTGATTCAAAACAAAAATTTTCACAAGATACAGGAGGTAGTTGTAAAAAATCTCCACTTAGTATTAGTTGAATACCACCAAAATTTTTATCTATTTTCCTAACTTTTCTTGCAATTAATTCTAACTTATCTAATAAATCAGGTTCTAACATTGATATTTCATCAATAATTAATACTCTTGTTGTCAACCATCTTTTTTTAAGTTTTTGATTTTTTAAAATTTTTTCAACATAAAAATCTTCGGATTTATCACCTAATCCAATACCGGCATAACTATGTAATGTTGTACCATTAATTAATAATGAAGAAATACCAGTAGTACTTGTAACAAATGTTTCATCATTATTCATATCTTCTAAAAATTTTTTTATTAAAAAAGATTTTCCTGTGCCACCAGGACCAGTTAAAAAGATATTTAATCCATTTTTCATAGAATTTAATGCTTCTTCTTGTTTTTTAGTTAAATTCATAAATTATACAATTACTAAAGAAACTAAAATAATATCAATTTTTATAATAATATACTAATATTAGTGTATTATAATAAACTTGAATTTCTAAATGCTTAAAAAAGCAAATGAAAAGTAGATATAAGAGTAATATTAATATACAACTTTCGTTATATATTAATGGAGTATCATTTTATATAAATCTGATATCATACGGGTATTTCTAAATTATTTAAAAAATAATATGAAAAGGCTTCTTTTGTTAAGATATGATTTTCATCATATAATAACGTATATGTTCACGATGGGGTTCGAACCCACGACCTTCGGTACATAAGACCGACGCTCTAACCAACTGAGCTACACGAACTATATAGTAATAACTACTGAATTACTATAATAATATAATGAAATATGTTTTTAAATATTTTATTAATCAATTTTTTTATTTAATGAATATTTTTATAAATAGCTTCAACTTTATCAAATGGATCAACATCATTATATATAGGTGTAATATCTTTAGATTTTTTATTTATACAATTATCACAATTATTACATAAGTTATTTAAATTTTGACCAAAATAATTTAATATATATTTACGTCTACAATCAGGTGTTTTAAAAAAGTAGCAAACTTGTTGTAAATTGGTTAATCTTGTATTTAATAGTTTTGGATTTTTTATTTCTCTAGTTAACATTGATTTAGTTCTCATAAAATTTGACATATCAAAATATAAAACTGTTTCACATGGGTTACCATCTCTACCACCTCTACCTATTTGTTGATAATATTCTTCAATAGATGATGGACAACCAAATATAATAACACACCTAACTACTTGATCAATACCCATACCAAATGCAATTGTTGAAATAATAACTTTAACATTACCATCACTAAAATCAGATTGTACTTTTTCTCTTACTTTTTTACTTAAACCTGCATGATATGATACAGAACATTTTTTTATATTAAAATTAATTTCTTTTGATAATTCTTCAGTTTCTACCCTACTATTAACATATATAATTATTTTATCATTTTGATATTTTCCAATATAATCTTTAACTATTAACCATTTTTCAACATTTTTATAAATATATTCACCATCTTTATTTTTCATAGGATATCCATTTTTATTATATTTTTGTTCTTTATCCATTTCTTTACACTTTATTAATAAATTAGGTCTATCAAAACTAGCACTAACAATAACTGGTTTGTTAAGTTTTAATAATTCTTGTATTTCATTAATAACTTGTTTTTTTGCTGTTGCAGTTAATGCCAAAATGGGTATTTGTGGAAATTCATCACGAATAAATTTTAATTTCAAATAATTTGGTCTAAAATCATGACCCCAACTACTTATACAATGACTTTCATCCACTGCAATAAATCCTAATAAATTTTTTTCAACTAATGCTCGTGCTAAATCTAAACCATCACCTTCAACTAAAAATTCTGGACTCATATAAACTATTTTGATCTCACCATCAATAATTTTAAAAATTTCTTCTTGTTTATTTACATTATTACAATGTAGTGTAGAAACATTAATACCTACTTTTTCTAAATTATCTTTTTGATCTTCCATTAAAGAAATTAATGGACAAATAATAAACATAGTTTTTTTAGTTAATAGAGGTGGTAATATATATGTCATTGATTTACCATAACCAGTTGGTAGTAAGCCTATAACATCATAACCATTTAAAAAAGAATTTATAACTTCAATTTGTTTATCTTTTAAATCATTAAATTTAAAATGTTTTTTTAATATTTTTTTTGCTTTATCTGTCCATAACATAATTAATATGATTATGTATTATTATAAATTAAATTCATTTTTTTGATTTAAACATTGAATAAATATCATTTGTTGCTTCAATACCACCCATAACAGCACCATATCCTTTATTTGTTCTAATAAAATATAAATTTATTGAAGCAATTATTAATAATATAATAACAATACAAACTAAAATTAAAACACCATTTGCAGGATGTACAAATGATTGTATATAATTTCTAGGATTTTTTTCTTCAAAATAAGTCTTGTTTGATCCAATATTTGGTGGTTTTTTAGGATCAATTATTGGATATGGTATTTTATATTCATTATTTTTATTATCAACATATTCATTAACATAAAAACAATCTGGTTCAGGTGCATTTAAACTACAATCTTGATTTGTAGGTGCATTATTACTAAAATGTTTAAAAGTAGTTTTTGCATTAGTTGATAATGTATAATTTTTTCCTAAAGCATAAATATAACAATAACTTAAAGCTAAACAACAACAACATAAAATAATTAAAAAAAAAGTATTTTTAATTGTACTATATAGTTGTAATCCAGAACTTACTTCTTCCATTATAAAATAATATAAAATAATTTAAAATAAAATATTTTTTTTAATTAATCACTATCTGAATCATCATCTTCAGATTCTTCTATACATTTTTTTTTAGAAGTTGTTATTTTTTTTTTTGGTAAATCATCATCACTATCAGAACTATCACTATCTTCAGTATCATTTTCTAAAATCTTGGATGAAATTGTACCTTTTCCAATAGCATTAGTGTTATTAGATTTTTGTTCAATTAAATTATCAACTTTGGGTTGATAATTTTCAAGAATTTTACACATTTCAGTAACAAAAGAATTTTTTTCTTCTTCAAGTTTATCACGTTGAGAATTTAATTCTTCAATTTTCTTTGAAAGTTCATGCCACTTAGTTTTTAATTTAATGAATTCTGGATTTGAAATAGCAGAAACTTTTTGTTGTGTTACTTGTATTTTTTCATTTTCACTATCTGAATCATCTTTTAATACAACTTCTTTTTTAGTTTTACTCTTGGTTTTAGTTTCTTTAACCTTGTTATCCATATCTTTTTTGTTATCCATATCTTTTTTGTTATCAGTATCTTTTTTGTTATCAGTATCTTTTTTGTTATTAGTATCTTTTTTACTTTCTTTAATTTCAGATTCATTTACTTTTTTAGTTTTACCTTTAGTTTTTGCTTCTTTAATAGGTAGTTCATCTTTTTTAGTTTCGAGATCAGCTTTTTTAGTTTCAAGATCAGCTTTTTTAGTTTCGAGATCAGCTTTTTTAGTTTCGAGATCAGCTTTTTTAGTTTCGAGATCAGCTTTTTTAGTTTCAGGTTTTTTACTTTTTGTTTCAGTTTTTTTACCTTTACTTTCTTTTATAACAGTTTCATCTTTAACTTCCTTGGTATTTTTAGGCATAAATAATAAGGATTGATGTCAATTAAAAAAGTTATCAATTTTTTCTATTTGGAAATAAAAAATTTATATAAATAGTTTATAATAATAAAAAGTACTAATTTAATGAAAACAATTGTATAATAACTATATCTATGTTGTACTAAATATGTATTTAATTCATAATTATTAACAATTAAAAATATAATTGCAAATATAAATAAATTATAATAATTACTTTGTTGTTTTTTATTTCTATTTTTTTTACTTTTTTTTATACTTTGTTTTTTTATTATATTTTGTGGAATATTTTCAGATTTTACTTTTTGTTGTAATTCATTATATAAATTTTTTCTTATAACGTTATATGGTTTTTCGTCATCTAATTCTGTTTTTTTTTTCCTTAATTTATCAATAGAAGTACTCATATCAGTTTCTTCAAAATCAAACTCTTCCATTATATATTGATTAGATTTTTTATGTTTAATTTAAATATTTTTTACGGGCTTTTTCTAAAATTCTATATTTATTTTTTATTTTGTCTCTTCCATAAATATCTTTTTCATCAATTAACCATTCACTTGGAGGTTCATATGGAAAATTTAGATTATTAGAAAGTTTAATAATTGTATTAACCTCATTTAATGATAAACTTCCTCTATATTCATCACTAATCATCGTAAACCATAAACATTTATATATAGGTTTATTCAATATTTTTCCGCAAACATAACTATTAACACCATCAAGTTTTTCATACCATATATTTATATTATGTTTTAGAAATGGTGATTCAAATTTTAAATATATATCATCAAAAAACTCTTTTGCATAATCTTCTAAATTACCAATAACTTCAATTTCCTTCCATTCGCCATCATAAATAACTACTTTTGTTTTAATTCTATTTTCCAAAATAAACTTTATATCTATTTTATTAATATCAACAAATAAATTATTTTCATTATCAACAGGTAAATATGTTTTAAAAATAATTGCGTTACCATAAATAGTTTCACCATTTCTAATTAATAAACTAGCTAAATCATTTTTATATTTATCTTCTTTTTTAACATTATTAATATAAACCATTTCAAATATATATTCTGGAAATTCTGCTATTATTTGTGTTTCTATCATTGCATCTGAATTTTCATTATGTGTGTTAACATCTAATGCATCTATAACATTATTTAAAAAATTCTCTGAATTAGTATTATTTGTACTGTAAATATCTAATCCTAAAATATTATCTAAATAATTAGGTTCTGACCATTTGAATGATTCAAGATTATTTATATTGATTAAAATAAAATTAAAATCATTTTTATTTTCAAAATTTAATTCTTTACCATCAGTTGCTATACTGTTTTTTAAATTTTTAATAATTTCTTCTTCCATAATACTTATATTAATTGTATCTTTTTATATTACTTTAATTATATAGCTAAATAATCATAAACATTAGTTATTTTTTCTGCATGTTTAACTTTAACAGGAGTATTAGTAAAATATTTATTTATATTATTTTCATATGGTAAAAAATTATCTTTATCAACATAATATAAAAATCTTTTTTTTTTTAGTTTATTCAAACTATTTTCTTTTATTTCTTTTAAAGAAATAGTTGGTGTATCATTTTCAGTAGAAATTATTTTTTCTACTTCATCTTCTTTCAAATCAAAAGAATCAATTAATGCAAATTCTTTTTCACTATATGCTATAATTGGTGTATTTTGTGGATAAATTTTAGAGTCTACATTATAGGGATCTCTTAAACATATCCACAAACCATTATTGTTTTTAATATTAGATGTTGTTTTTAATATATTAACAATCTCATCAAATGATTTGCTAATATAATTTATTTTTATATAAGAGTTAATTATATTTTCTTTTTTTTTTTTAATATTTTCAAAATTTATATATTCTAATGGATAAAGACCATTTATAATATTTTGTTTATTTAGGTTTAAATTATTTTCAATAGTAAGTTTAACATCTTCAATCAAATTAACATTAATAATAAAATTATTTGATGTATTTAAATTAATTTTTTTTGATATATTTTTATAGTGATAATTTAACCCAATCAAAATATTTTTTTTACTTTTTGAAGATGCTGAAATAATATTTTCAATAAATTGTGTTTCCCAAAATTGTGTTATTTGTTTATCAATTTCTTTAAATTTATCATTTTTACTATTTTTTAATTTTTCATATTTTAAATATAATTTATCAAGTCTATCATCAGAAATAACAATATTGTTGATTTTATCTAAGTCTATAATATTAAAATCTGATTGAAATTCATCAATAAATTTTTTTTTATCTTTATTATTTAAATTAACAATATGACAAATATAATTAAAATTTTCCATTTTTTTTTATTATAATTATATATAAATAAATGTCTAAAATATTATCATTTCAAAACTCATTTTATAGTTTAAACAATAATTATCCAACTAATTCTATACTAATCAATAATAGATTATCAACAGTACCAATGCCAATTTCTACAACAAAAATATCAAATTATAATTTATCAAACGATAGTTTTGATAATTTATATTGTTTCGATCTAAAAATTACAACAAAAAATGATAATCAAGATAAAAAAACTTTTTTATGTTATAATACAAAAGAGTATGCTAATCTAATAAAAACATCACATAAAATTGAATTTGATAATTTAGATAAATACGAAATTAATGTTAATCACGGTGATATTTCATATAAATTAAAAGGAGAAATAAATAATAATATGTCAAGCTACGTTGATAAAAATGATAATATATTTATTGAATTTAGTCAAGATGCATTTGGTCATACAGATTGTACATGTTACTTCTTAAAGAAAAATATTGATTGTTTATGTATTTCCCCACCAAATTAAGAAAAAATATATAGTTTATATTATTAACATAATGACAGAAGTTTATACAACTAGTAGTCAAAGTAAATATACATATAAATTAAATGAACCAGAAAATCAAATGTTTGTTTTTGAAATTGTTTTAAAAAAATTTAATCAGAAGAATAAAATCATTCGTAAAATAAAAAAAAATAAAAAAGGGAATATAATATCAGCAAATGATAATATTTTATTTGATGAAGTTAAAGAATTAACATTAACAGCAATTGACGTTAATAATCCAACTCAAGAAATAATTATTAATATTAATTTAGATCATGGAAAAAAATATTGCACATTTATTAATGAAAATATTTATGTTGAAATTTTTACTAACAGTAACTTTTTAGAATGTAATTATAATTTTATAAATTAAAAATATATTGGTTTAAAAATAAATTAATATATTTTTATATTAAATGGCTGATATAAATGAAGCTTTTAATTGTTTTAATACAATTGATAAAAATTATCAAAATATTGATTATTTTTTTACTCAAAGAAATATGAAAGAAAATCATGAGTATTTAGATAAAAATATGAATAGGAAAAATAAAAAAGTATCTATTGTTTATAATTTTTTAGCAATTAATATTCCAATTACTAATGAAAAAAAAGATTTTGTTATTGGTTTTGAAATTTTTGGTGATTCTGGATACCATTATAAAGGTACATTAACATCATTTAATAATATTGTTCCAAGTATTATGATTCCATTAAAAGGGGATAAAAAAGTTTTTATCCATGCAGAATGTAAAGAGACCAATGATGATATCGTTACAAATAAACATTATATGTGTTTTATTGATGTTCCTAAACGTTTTCAATCTATTGATGAAAATTTAATAAATTTAGATGATGTTGAAAATAATACAAATAGTGAAAATAAAGTTGTTTAAAATAATTATAATTTAATATTTTTATTTTTATCTAAAAGTTTATCAAACAATTTTATATAATAATCGGTTACATCATTCAATACATCAATTAATTCACCTCCTTTATTTAATTCATAATGTATTAATACTTTATCTTCTAATAAATGTGGAATATTATAACCAGCAAATTTAATATCTTTATGTTGTTGCATACCATGAGATATTAAATTTCCCATAGTGTTATCTTCATTAATTATCAATAATTCGCCTTTTGTTTTTTTATCATCAATATCAATTGTAATTGTTTTAAATATATTTTTAAGTTTATCAATAATATTTATTAATGCAATATGAATTATTTTTTTTTCTGTCATACTACCTCTTGATTCTAGAACAAATTGATAATCATTTTCTTTTATTTCTTTATAAAAACAAACTGATGCTACAGAATAAATAGAATTTTGTTGTTCAGTACCTATACTAGTTATAACAGAAAATGTTATGGTTTGATTTGGTTGTAATTTAACAATTGGTATTGGATTTTTATAAGGAGAATCTATTTTTTTTTCAGCATAATAAAATTTAGCATGATCAGTTGTTACTGTCATTATATCTTTATCATTTGATTTATAATCAACAAACATTGTTAATTGTTTTAAAGTTGAGGTATTTAAATTTTGAGCTTCAGGATTTAAATCAATATCATCATTTATATTTTCTTCTTCATATATTGTTTCTTCAATTATTGATTTTTTTTTTGGAACAAAAATTTCAACATTATTTTCAATACCCCATACTGGAATATTAGTAATTCTTAATTTTAAGTAATTATTATTAAAAATTGTATTATTTTTTTTAAAATTAAATTCTGTAAATGCATAATTTGGTATATGTGATAAAATTGTTCTTCTTAAAGTATTTAATACAACATAATCAATATTTGGACCTTTAATATCTATTTCTAATCTTGTATTACCATATGTTTTATCATAACTTGCAACATTATAGTCTATATTTTGAATTTTGTTCATTATATTATATATTTAGTATTATTTTTTTTTTAATTCAATTTTTTTAAATTTTAATTTTAATATAAGTATATATATAATGATTTATCAAATTATACTTATATTTATTATTGTGTTTATTTATGATCAAATAAAAACTTTATTTTTTGATAAAGAAACATTTCAAACTACAATAACAGGTTATCAAGCAGATATTGAAGCTATAAGAAATTTATCAAGTATTGCTACACAATTAACTACTAATAATAAGTTAACTATGCCTGGTTCATTAACAATCACTAATAAATTAGCAACTAATAATTTAGATCCAAATAATATGCCTGATGGTTGGGGAGGTGGTATAAGAACATATGATCTATATAGTAGTGCAACAATAGCATGTGGACCTGATGGTAAAGAAATAAAATCATATTTAAATAGTTCAGGTGATGGATATTTTGCAAGAAATGTAACAATTAATGGTAATTTAAAAGTTAATGGTGGTATAAATACTGTTAATGGATTAGCAACTACAGCATATGGTTCTGGATGGAGTTCTATTTTTTATAAATTACCAACAAATTTTTCTGGTTTTTTCCAAGTATTTGTTCAAGGATATGATAATAAATATCTATTTGCTACGGGTTTTTGGATACCAAATGCCACTATGGCACTCGCACCAAAACAAGATACTAATGTTGTTAATAATTGGACTTTAAAAGTTGATTGGGAAAATAATGGTGGTACTATGGGAAATCCAGTAATTTATTTAAAATCTAGTAGTGGCGGAGATAGAATATGGTATTCTGTTATTACTTATCCAACACCCAATCATGAAGGAAAATAATTTGTTACTTTAATAAAAATAAATATATATAAGTAAAATTTATTTTTTTATACTCTTAAAATTATATGTCACAAACCATTTACTGTTATTTATCTAAAAAATATTAGAGTAAATCCATTGTTTTATATTATGAGTTTATTATTTTTTTTATATTTTAATTTGTTAGGGTGTATGCTTTATAATATTCTTAAACTATATAAAAAATATTTTCATATTTATTTGTATATGACTTTATTATATAGACTGATTCCTTTACGAACTTTAAGAAGAACAAAAGGAGTAAAATTTGATGAAATAGTTCCTTCAGATATTCCGAAAATAGATGGTATTGATAGAGTAATACACGGTCCAAATAGTATCTCTCCAGGACCAGTTAATAATATAAAAAGACCTTGGTATATGCATTCTGGACAGGATGATAATTTATTAGTACTGCAAGGTGAAAGATACATTGATATTTATGAGCCTAAAACAATGAAATCCGCATCTTTTATTGTAAGCCCTGATAAAATTTATAAAAATGATAAACTTTATTATGATGGTCCAGCAATGATTGTTTGGTCTGCAGGTGTTTATCATCGTATAATCAGCGGAAATACAGGTAGCATTAGTTTAAATTTTGCTACACGTACAAAAGATTTTAATTTAGATGATAATTTTAATATATATGATTTGAATAAATATACAGGTGAATCAAAATTATTAAGAAAAGGTCTTGAAGATCAACCCGATATTAATTATAAATATCCTAATGCAGAAATAAAGAAATTAGTAAAAGGTGATGAAAACAATAAAATTTAATACATAATTTATATCAATTTGCTTTTTATCAAAAATAAATTCTCGATTCATATTATATAAACCCATTTTTTGGGTGATATGATAACATAGTATTATCTATTATGATTAATATTATATTAAATATATTAATAAAAAAATTGAAAAAAAAAAAATATATGGATCATATAGAAAATTTATTATGGTTGAGTGAAATATCATTCAGCTTGTTTATGAAAGTCTTTAATGAAGTTATTATTATTAGGAATGTTACTTGGGTATCAGCCCCCATAATATAGGATATTAACCTATATAGTTAGCTTGACATAACATTTTGAAAGTTTTGAAATAATTTTAGATCAATAGTTTATGAGTTGATTGAGGAATAACTCGATCAGAATTAATAAATACCAGTCAGAAATGGCAAACGGTGCAGACAAGTCGTGTCTGTCAAATTAGAGTCCTTACCGGAGCATAATGGTAAGGCTATTAACTTGGTTTTCTTCAACTGATTTTACACGGGTTAGCATCCGCATGAATGTTGAAGTTTTGTTATTTGGCGCACTGAAAACGTTAGAGGGATAAGGAACCCTTAGAAGCGGCCCACGTCTCCAGAAGGAGTGCCTCGTGAAAGAAATTATACATGGCAATAATTGAAGTATCGTCTGATCGTACGTGCTTCTCCCTCGGCAGAGGTAAAAATACAGATTGCTCAAACCAACACCAACGATTTATCTGATATCGAAAATCAGATCGATGTTTCCGATGATGAACAGGAAAATAGCGGTTATGATGACTGTTGGGGTGGCTACAGTGATGACTACTATGGTGGTTATGACGACTACGAAAGTGGTTACGGCAGAACAAACTCTGTTTACCAAAGTACAGCTACAGATCCTATCGCTACATTAAGCGATAGGATTCTGCCTGGAAATGTTATCAAGTTGTGTTTGAGATGGCTGCAGGCGTTCGCAGAGCTTCCCAATGTCCTCGAAGCCATCGCCATTCTTTCCGAGTGGCAGAAGGTTGAACCATCAACTTGTTCTTTCATGTCAGAACGATTCCACCCTGCGATCAACGCAAGTTGGATTACCCCTTCTGATGTCAGAGATGCAGATTGGTTGAAGAGGAAGTGCAGCTTGTCTGCATCTCTTCCACACCAGTTGGTTTCACCTGACGACGCCAACGCACTTTTTGCATTCATCGAGGAATCGAAGAGTGCATTGGGAGTAACTGGCGTCAAGGGCTTTGTCTTGACTTCCAACAAGTCTGCAGAGAGGAAAGCTCAACTAAAGGCGTCGGAATACGCTTCTTACTTGAGCCGAAAACGTGATCCCAAGAAAGTAACTGTCCCTAAAAGTAGAAAGACTTGCAGAGCAGACCTACTTCTTGACAAGGACAAACGATCATCTGGGTTGTCATACCATCCTGATTTCAAGAGAGCTTTGAAAGCACTTGCGAAATGGATTGGTAGAACCCATTTGTGGTTTGGTCCTTGGATCACGGCACGATCTTTGCAGATTGCGAAGTCTAGCCTGACTTCTTCTTGCATTGTTGCAGTAGCCGAGAACCTTTCTGGATCAGTTGAAGCTTTCCAAAATGAATTCCCATTAACGTCAGTCTTCATGGCTTTGGCAGTTAGTGAGTTTTCAACAAGGAAGGAATTCACCCTTGAATCCCAGAGACAAGGAGCGCTCAACGCGCATCTTGAAGCCCTTCTCGCTTTGGTGACAGCACATGAACCACGTGGACTCAGCGCAGTAGCACTTGTGCTACCTTTACCAGAGATCTACACTAAGATCCCGAAAGAAGATGTGGATACCATCTACTCTTCTTGGATGAAATGGGCTTCTCTTTTTGGGAAGTTCCTTGATATCCAATGGGATCGAGGTGTGTGGAAGTGTGCGCGCAGGAAGATGAGGGTACCTCCTTCTTACAGGAAACGTCACTTTGGCTATTCCGGAAAACCAGTCAATAGCAGCGGTTACAACGCTGTTGTCGATGGGTGGAATAACATGGTCCAATGTATTCGTGTAGCAGTCTCTGTTGGAGGAATTAGTGGTGCGCCACTTTTCCTTAAGGGGATGCAACTTATTGCCGACGATCAGTTCAAGTGGGGTCAAGCTGCAGGAAAGGAGTGTCACCCGGATGTTCTTGTTTTCGATGCCATTACTCGTCAAGGAATTGTTCCTTGGTGGGTGGTGACAAAGCCTGATGAAATCGACACAATGAAAGTAATTACAAGTTTGTCTCAAGCTTGTACAACTGCTGGAGTGCCGTTGGAGTCATGGCTTGGATTACCCAAGATGAGAACAGAAGAAGTCAAGCATCATGTTGACATGATTTGTGGGTGTTCAGTACCTGCAATGTCTGTCGAGTGTGCGGACTTTCTGAGGTCATTGGGAATCTTCGGAGCCGGGGATTGGACTGGTAAGTAATCACTTAGTAGTTACATGTGGGACTAGGAAGTGATTGAGTATGTATATGTTAGTTCCAAAAAAAATATTATTTTAGATATTTGTTAATTACATGGTATTAGATATTAGTTAAACAAGTGTTATTTTTTAAAATATATTTTATTATTGATTCTATTATAAAAATAAATACATATGAGTAACAATATGTTACAAAAATAAAAATATTAAACTAATAATATAGTATATAAAAAAAATTGAAAAAAATAGTGTATGTTACCTGTAATTATTAAAATTTGTGTTCAGATAATGGAATTGACTTCAAAGTATCTGATTTGCTAATAATTAATACTTGTGATAGAGATAGGTTTTATTACCTATATTGCTTCTGTTTTATACTGAAGTAAAAGTCTCCTCGTGGTTGTGCTTAATTGTACTACTACGATCAATAGGAAACAATCACACGAAGTTGATTCAAAGAGAGGTTACACGACATGCTAATATTTTAGCTTCAATCATTGAGACAGTGTTTTTAATACTGTTATCTGTTCACTTACAGATAATTCTACGTCTTAATTGACTCATTAGAGAATATGATTGACTCTTTTTTCATAAGATATAAAATGGACTTGATATGCTAAATTGAAAACCATGGTGACTGAGATTTCTATGTTTAACAACTTGAAATGTAACAAAGACTTAATTGTATCTGTTAAATTCTTAACTAGTTTAATTACTAGTTCATTAAAGAATATCACCTTTATTTTATGACATCATTCTGAACACTACAAAAAATAATAAAAGAAATAACGATTCGTATTATATAAATCAATTTTAATTTATATAATCCAAATATAAAACCATTCTTTGTTTATGGCACCATATGATTGCATACTCTTATAAATAATATTAATTATTATGATATCACATAGTAGTTATAAAAGGAATATACTAATAATGAAAATAATATTAATTTTAAATATCGAAATAGTCTTTTAACATTAAATGATGAGGATAAGTATATTCAAAGTTTCATATTTATTTTAACAGATGATATTACAAATTATATTGATAATGTATAATCGGTTTTCTATTATTTTTAGTATATAAGACTGAATAAAATTTGAAAACACTTTAATATTATCAAAAATTTTTTGTATCGACAATTTGATTATAATACTCAATTATTTTTTCTATAATATTCTTTTCAATTGGATAAGTAAAAATACAATCATCTTCATTTTTATTAAATACAATAAACACTTAAAAATCTGTAATTTTTATATTAAATGCTAATTCTTTAAATTTAACTACTATACTAAATATTGTATATGTATCATATTTCTTTCAATTAATTTTAATAAAGGATGTAAAAAATTCTTTTATCATTTAGTCCAGAATCAGTTTTTAAATTAAAATCATTTTAAATCATATACCAAATATATTTATTGTTGTGATATAAAAATACATATTTGTAAAATATTATAAAGAAAACATATTTTATCCTGATCAAAAACTAAATAAAGATTACATAAAGTAAAAAATAGTTTATTTTATCTACTAAAAAGAATGTGGTAATAGGTTTTTGATTAGATTTTTAGATGAAAATGATTAGTGTAATACATACAAATGATTAGTATAATACATACAAATGATTATTTATTTCTAATATTGATATATGAATAATAAATTAAAATTATTTATTTATAGAAAATCAGAATTAATTAGACAAAATAAAACACAATTACGTAATTTTTTATCTGATCAAATAGGTGGTGGTAAAAAACTAAAAGTAATATATAATGACTATGAATATATATTTAATGAAGCAATTGATAAAAATTATTATGTTTTATATTCAAAAGATGAATTTGAATGTGTTGCAATTATAATTGATAAAGAAAATAAAATAGCAGAAATTCATGGTATTGGTAATTATACATCGTGTTTAGATAATATTAATATTAATGTAGGTTCTACTCTACTTAAAATAACACTAAAACTGATAAAAAAATATAAAGATAAATTTAATATTAAAAAAATTTTAATAACTGATAATAGTTTAAAAAAATGTAATAATAAAAACATAGAATTAGCACCAATGTTAACACTGTTAACTGGCGATACATGGTATGGAAACCATAAATATGGTTTTAAACCAGCTGATAAAAAATTAATAAAGTATTATGCAAATAATAAAAAAATAATGAATACAATTACATTAAAAGATATAAATTTAATAAAGTACCTTTTGATGTCAAAACTTGATGAAAAAGTCATTGAAAAATCTAAAGAATTTATAGAAAAACATCAATCGCTACTAGTAAAAGATTATTTAACAAAATTTCTAAAAGAATATGATAAAACATGTGAATACTTTTATGATTTTTATCAAGAATTATATATTGATTTAGGATTATATAATTTTTATCACCGTACATTTGAATTGGATGTTTACTAAATAATATATTTGATAACAAATAAAAATATTGTTAGTTTAATATAAATAAAAATATATATATATATAATGATTATTCTATTTCATTCAGAAGAATGTAAATTTTGCATAAAACTTTTGGAATACATAAATACAAATAATTTAACAGATTTTTTTAAATTTATTAATATTGATACACTTGCAACAATTCCAGAAAATATAACTATTGTTCCAACAGTTATTGATTCAAGTATTGAAGCACCATTAGAAGGGAAAAAAGCATTTGAATATGTTGTTAATCATAAATATTTTAATCATCCTACAAATAATGTTGATTATTGGGTTAATAAACCTCCACCTAAACCAACTATTGAAGAAGATAAAAAAGCTCTAGATAAATCTTTATTAACAATATATACAAATTTAGATGATGATAAACAACAAGTAAATCAACAAAATAAAACTAAACAAGTTTATTACAAACCTGTTACAAAACCTCCGATTATATCTAAAAAACCAATTATTGCTAAAAAATCAAATATGACTAAAACTAATCAAGCATCTAATCAAGCATCTAATCAAGCATCTAATCAAGCATCTAATCAAGCATCTAATCAAGCATCTAATCAAGCATCTAATCTAGTAACTAATCAAGCATCTAATCTAGTAACTAATCAAACATCTAATCTAGTAACTAATCAAACTGAAATAAATAACTTTAAAAAAAATATAGCTTTATTAAAACTAAGAAGATAAATTTATTTTTAATCTTTTAACACAATATTACAATATTCTTCATATGTTTCAATTTTTGTATTAATTTTATGTGTATTTTTATCTAGCATCCAAATTTGATTACTTAATCTTTCTATCATTTCTGGTTCATGTGTGATTAGAAGTATACCACCTTCAAATGTTTCTAAACTTTCAATTAGAGTTTCAACAGTTTCAATATCTAAATGATTTGTAGGTTCATCAAGTAATAGAATTTGTGGTTTTTCAAAAATTAATTTAACAAAAGCAACACGTGCTTTTTGACCTCCTGATAATTCACCAATTAATTTATTATGCGCAGATGCTTCTAATTTAATCTTCCCTAAATAAGATCTAACAATTTCATGTTTAATCATTACTTTACCAATATCGTCTGATGTTGGTGCATAATCAGATAAGAATTCAATTGGTGTTTTATCATATGGTAATTGTTGATCAAAATGTTGATTATAATAACCAATTTTTATACCATGTTGAATGATAATTTCACCAGATGTAGGTTGTATTTCTCCTTTTATTAATTTAATTAATGTAGATTTACCACACCCATTTAATCCAACAAGAGTTACTCTTGATTCCATACTTAATCCTAATGTAATATTATCGAGTATGTTGTTATTCCCATACGAAAAAGAAACATTTTCAATCTTTATAACATTATTATTATATTTTCTTGTGTCTAAAAAATTAATAATAACATCATAATCTTTTTCAGGTCTTTCAACTTGATTTTTTTTAATAAATTCAGAAAGTTTATCACCAGTTAATCCTTTTCTCTTTTGTTCTTTTAATTTTTTATCATATTTATCATATTCTTTTTTCATCTCTAAAAGTTTTTTATTATATGCAGATTTAAATTTATTGTAGTTGCCTTTATAACTGATAAGTTTTTTATTTTCAATATTTAAAATATGTGTACAAATACTATTAATAAAACCTAAATTATGAGAAACAATTACTGCTATTTTTTTCCATGATTGTAAATAATCTGATAACCAAATAATTGCTTCTAAATCTAAATGATTAGTAGGTTCATCTAATAATAATAAATCAGGTTCTAAATATAATGATCTAGCTAATGATAATCTCATTTGCCATCCACCACTAAAATGATTACTTGATTTTTCTAACATATCAGTTGTAAATCCAAGACCAAATAATATTTTATTAACAAGTGCTTCTTCTTTGTCTGGGTTGAAACTATCTAAATATATTTGTGCTTCTGTTAATTCATTATATTGTTCTTCACTAAAATCAGTTGTTGATTCAAATTTTTCTTGTAACATATTAACACGATCTTGATAAAATTTAAGTTTTACATTTGAATCAAGAATAAATTGTAATGGTTTACGTTCATCTAAAATTAATTCTTGTTCAACATATAATATTCTTAATTTTTCATCATCACATAAATATTTAAATTGTTTTAATAATGATGTTTTACCATAACCATTCTTCCCTATTAAACAATACCTATTACCATAAGACAAAGAAAGTGATGAATTTTCAAAAAGTGTTTTACTTCCTATACTCAAATTAAAATTATTAATTGATATTGTATTTATATTATATGTAAATTTTTCAAATATAAAATTATATGGATTCATTAGTATCAATTATAAATTTATATATTATTATTTTTCAATTTTTTATAAAATAAATTTTGTAATTATCAGCTATATTTTATTCTGTACTATTTATATTTTTAATTTGTACTATTTGTAGTTTCTTGTTGAATATTTATATATGGTAAATCAGAATTTAAAATTTCTGGAAATAATTTGTTTATATATATTGCAATTAGTTTAAGATGTACTATATCACATTTATCAGAAATTTTTCGAAAATTTTTAAGTTCTATATTATCATTAATACCATTATTAATAATCCAATTAAACATTAGTTTTCTTTGTCTTAATAATGCACAAATATGATCAACATCGAAAGATTTCAAATAATTGTAAATATCTTTAATACCAAACATAATTTTTACTGTTTCAGTCGCATTTTTACTTCTCATTTGGAAATAAATTCCTCTAAGAGCAAACAAAACATCTTTATATTCTTTCGGTAGAATTTGATAAAGTGCAGGATTTAAATGCTCATTTGTTTTCAAGTTCCATAACATTTTAAATAATTCAAATAATTCTGAAGTTAAAACTTTAAATACAGCATCAACTACACCAATTGTATCAAATTGTTCTGAAGGATTATAAGGATTAATTATTTTATCAAAATTTTTATGATTATTATGATTTACAATGTATCCTTTTAAATTACCAGTTTGGTACAAATAAATGTAACCTTTATAAATATTAGAGACAGAACCAATTGCTTTAGAAAATTGATAAGAAAGATTCTGCAATTTTAATAAATAATGTTCATCATTAACAATTAATTTTGTTACAACACCTTCACTGATTAGATCAGATTGAATGGTTTTATTTTCTTCATCAAATTCTTCCATAGTAATTTGTTCTGGTAAAAAGATGTTTTTGAATTCAGGTAATTCATAATTCAATACTTCTTCTTGTGTTTCATTATCTCTAACAAATGCTAAACATAATTTTTTATAATTTTCACCAAAAATAGTTTCATATTTGATAATATTTTCTAAATTATGGTGTATTAATACAAAATAATAGCCTTTATTTTTATCTAATTGTGAACAAAAATTTTCAAAAGTTAATCCCTCATTATCAAGTACATCTAAAAACATATCTCTATGGGTTTTTTCATTCCATACAGATTCTGTTGAATCTAAACATCTTCTAGTTGAAAGATACCATTTATTATTATAATTAAATAATGACATTAAACTTCCTTCATAGCATCTAAAAAACGTTGGTTTATTAGAACTATTATTGATAAGTATTTGTTGTGCTTCTTTATTACAGACAGGATTTGTACATGTATAAGATACAACATTAAAATTAGTTGTTTCTATAACTAGAGATCTACAAACTTTTTCAAGCTTAGTTTTTATTGGCATATCATATTTATGATAAACAAGAAAAAGTTTTTCATCTTCATAATTTTTAGTCATAATAGAATGTTTATATAATTCAGTTTTAAGATCATCCACAGTTAGATTGGGATTTTTACTTTTTAAATCATTAATAAATGTGTTAAAATATATAATTGGGCTAGCCATAATTTATGTATTTATATCTCTTTATGTATTATTATTTCAATTTTTATGAAATAAATAAGTTAATATGTACTAAAAAATTTTATTATAAATTTAATTAAAAAAATCTAAATTATTATATAATGAATATTTTTTCATATTCTATAAAAAAATCAGATAGAGAAGAATTAGAACAAGAACTTGGTAAAAGATTGACTGATGTAGAATATAATTCTATTGTTAATAGTGTTAATAGTATTAAAGACAACTTAAATAAAATAGATTTAGCATCTATTTTATCACCAACTGAAACTGAAGCACCAAATAAACCAGTTGAAGAAAAAAGTAATCCAAAATCATCTGGTTCAGTAGCAGCAGCAAGTTTATCATTAGCACAACCAGTAAATCCAAATTCAAGTCAAAAATCAAATTCACCTTCAAGTCCAAGTCTAATTTCAACTAAATCAAATGCAGGAGATCAATCAAGTCAAAAATCAAATTCAACTTTAAGTCCAAGTCTAATTTCAACTAAATCAAATGCACGAGGTCAAACATTTAAAATACCAATTAAAAAAGAATGGGATGATGAAATATCTTTTAATGAAAGAAACCCATTAAATAACAGAACTTCTAAAATTAGGTATGTTAGTGGAAATCAAGATTATGAACAGAAATATTTAAAATATAAAAATAAATATTTAAGTCTTAAACAAAAAATGGAAAATTAAATAAAACTTTTCAATAAATTACTAATTTATCATATACCATAATTATCCATATACTGCATATATATCAACTCAATAATACTTTCTTCTTCCAAATCTGTTTGCATAATATAATTTATTGTTAATTCAAGAATATATTTATATCTATTAAGACAATTCATATTACAAGAGTTACCAATACCAAACTCTATATCAAATCTATCATAACCATTATATTTTTCTTTATATTTTGATTGTATTTTTAATTTAATTTTTTTCATCATATTTTTAATTTTTGTTAATGGATAATAATTATCAAAATCTTTAAATCTTTCTTTATTTGATAATATATTTATAATTGAAAGGAAATAACCGTCACTTTCAATTCTAATAATATTAGTTTTACCTTCTATTATTTGTCTTGATGTAATTTTTAAATCAGAATCTGGTTGCTCTTGTCCAACATAATCAGGATAAAATATGTTTAAAAAAATATTTTCACCTTTTTCTTCACCATAATGTCCATATATATAAACTTCTGTTGATCCATAAGGATCTTCATTTGTAATACCTGTATATGCAAATATATGAGCTAAATCAACAATTAAATATGGTAATTTTTGATTTTTAATTTCAGTAAAATTAAGTGGATCTTTTTGAAATAATATTGTTTTAATTCTTGTGTCAATATTTGTAATATTCCATAGATTTTTATTAATTTCTTCTTCAATTGGGTTTTTTTCATTTTCATCAATATCAGCAAAAGTATCACTATGTATAATATTTATAATATTAAATGTTAATGGGATAGTGTTACATATTTTTGAACATAAAGTTTCATTCCAATATTTATACATATTATCTAATTTTCCCCATTCAGCAATACCAGTTGTATAAATAGTATATTCTTTACTGACAATATTATTGGATGCACCGCCTTTAAGTTTATAATATTTATTTTTATATTTTAAATATTTTTTTTTATAATAAATATTCATTATAAAAGAAAACAAAATAAATATATTAAAAATTACCGATACCTACAATTTTTAAAATACCATCATCTTTTCTGCAAATTAATATTTTGCTATTATTTTCAATACATGCAGGCTTTAATAAGGTAAATGTAAAATTTTCCTTATTTACTTTTGCTAATCTACTTTCAACTGATACATTACCAATTTGTAAAAATACAGTGTCTCCATTTTTTGGATCCCATTTACCATCAAAATCATCAAGTTTTTTATATTTTAATTTTATTTCACTATAAACATCTGGCAATGTATTTGGTTTACCCATTACACTACCACTTAACATATCATTTTTACAATAATATGGATCAATTTCTGTTCCTATACCAATCAAACCTCCAGGTATAACTTTATCAATAATATTACCATCTGTTTCAAGTGATTTTATTTTTGTAATAATTGACTGACATATAAATTTACCATCCTTACCTTTAGATACAATTCCAGGTTTAATTTCAACAGAATCATCTATATTAATTTCCCCACTTATTAAACTTCCACCAATAACACCACCTTTAACATTATCCCAATTAGTACCAGGTTTATTTATATCAAATGATCTTGTTATTCTAAAAAAGGATTCCCTTTTAGAACTATTTTCTTGAGGTGGAAAAACATCCATCATTGCTTTTAATAAGTAATTTAAACCTAATTTTTTATTAAAGGATGTTGGAATAATTATATATGGTTTAATTTCTAATTCAGTTAATAATTCATCGAGTTCTTTTTTTCTTTCAATAGCAACTTCCTTTGAAATTAAATCTAATTTATTAAAACATATAATTAATTTATCTATATTTGCCATTTTTGATGCAATTAAATGTTGTCTTAGTTGTGGTTTTTTATTTATTGGTTCTGCTGCAGAAATAACAACAACTGAACCTTTCATTAAACTTAATGATCCCATCATTGTTAAAATTAATTCTGCGTGACCAGGACAATCAACAAAAGAAATATGATTTGCTAATATACAATTTGAATTACAAAATCTGCATAAAAAATCATTTTTTTCTGAAGATGATGAATCGTACTCTTCACAAGAATCACAATACCATATTTTTAAATTTGCATAACCAGGTTTTATTGTAATATTTCTTTGTTTTTCTGAACTATGTTTTTGTGTTTTTATACCAGTTAACTGATAAATCATTGTAGACTTACCATCGGATACACTACCAAGTGTACCAATATTTATATTAGGTTGATAATTCAAATTCATAATATTATTGATTACACATATTTAAATAATAAATTCAATTTTTATTACTTAAAAAGGAATAAAAATTAGATGAGTATAAAATGAATTCAATTTTTATTACTTAAAAAGGAATAAAAATTAGATGAGTATAAAATGAATTCAATTTTTATTACTTAAAAAGGAATAAAAATTAGATGAGTATAAAATGAATTAGTTGATTTGGAAAATAAATTCAATTTAATATCCCATTAAATAATTATTACAAGGGGGATAAATATTATTATAAATACAATCAGAATAAGGATTACTATAATCACAACAAAAATTTGGTAAAATATAGTATGGACCGTTATAATAATCATACCAAAAACTATCTGAGTATCCATAATGATTATGGTGATGATTATTATGTTTATGGTTATTTGGTCTATTATCTGGTCTATTATCTGGTCTATTATCTGGTCTATTATCTGGTCTATTATTTGGTCTATTATTTGGTCTATTATTTGGTCTATAAACCCAATTGTTTCTACTTACATATTTAACTGGTCTATTTCTTACTAATGTATTTGGTTTATTTCTTGGTAGATAAAACCCTTCAATATTTATATAAACCAAAAAAAATAAAATTAATAATAAAATCAATATTATAATATCCATATAAAATATAATAGAAATAATAAAACGAATAATAAATCATAAAATAAATTCTAATTTAAATTATAATATTATTATGGAAAATAATAATGATATTTTAAATTTTATATTAGATGACGATGATAGTAATATTGATAATTTAACACAAGAATTGATAGAAGTAGATAAAAAAGAAGATACTAATCTTGTTAATAAATTACATGATTTAGTCGAAGAAAAAAAAGAAATTATAATAGAAATTAAAATAGATTCAATAGAAGATGAAAATGAGCTAGATTTTATTGATGATGATTTTGAATATATTGATGAAGACGAAAATGAAGATGATGAATCAGATAAGGAATAAATAATTGGTTTAATGTAAAAATTAATAAATTATATATTAAATATATATGAATGAAAATATTTCAAATATATTAAAAAAATTTATATTAAAATCATCATTTAAAATAAAAAATATAAAAAAAAACAAAATTGAATTTGAAATATTAAAATCTTTTTTTAATAAACAAGTATTAAATTTAATAGAATTAAACAATATAAATTATTTTAAAGAATCAAATACCCATTATATAAATATATTAAAAATTTTTGAAAATCTTAAACATTCATTTGATTTGAATGATATTACATCAAAAACATTTAAAATAATAAAATTAAAAAAAGATTTAATATTTTATTCTAATTTATTATCAGTAAAAAGAATAAAAAATAACTTATTTTTTATAGATTGTCTATATGAAAATCATTTTGATAAAAATGATCTGGAGATTATAAAATTTATTAATGATTTTGTAAGAATAACTTCAATTTGGATAAATAATGTTCACTCAGAAGAAAGTGAAGATGAATATAAAAATAGAAAAAATAAAATAATACTAATACCAAACAATAATACATTTAATAACAGTAATAATTTTTTTAAAACTATGTTTATAAATTCAATAATTAATCAACAAGAAAATGTTCAAGAAACTTTTATTGATAATGATAATGAACAAAATAATATTATAAATTTATTTACAAAAAATGAAATAAAAAAAGAATTAGGAGATAAAAATATACTTTTACAAAAAAATAAAAAAGCTAATAATTTAATTGAAAGTAAAGTAGGTATAAGTATATATGTTAAATTAGGTGAAACTATAATTGTTTTCCAAGGCATATTTATTGATGATTTATTCAATTTAAGTTTAAATTATAAATTTATTAAAAATATATTAGCAAATCATAATGATTATTTATTAAGAGATTTAACAAATATACCAACTCAATTTAAATATAATTATTTTGAAGTTTTCAATTTAAGAGATAAAATAATTTTAGAACCAAAAGAAATAATGCATGAAATCAAAAAAAAATATAATGACTTTAAAAATATTCAAGGAAAACCAATAATGTTATTAATAAATGAATTTATACTTGGATCTAAATATCGAAAGATAGATATGTTAACATTATTTTTAATAAGTAATGACGAAGATCAAAAGTTAGCATATATTTTATTTGATATTTTTAAAATGAAGGATAAAAAAAATATTGCAATTGAAATTTATAATTCTTTACATCATTCAATAAGAAAAAGATTAGATATTGCAAAAATAAAATCAGAAACAGAAGAGAAAGAATTATTAGAGATATCAGAATCAGATATATCTTATGAAAAAAAGATACAATTATTAAATTCTGATAAATCTACAAAAGTAAAAGCTATTGAAAAATTAAAATTAATTAAAAATAATATACAAGGTGATTCAAAAGCACAAGCTTGGTTAGATGGTTTATTAAAAATACCAATTAATCAATATAATGAAAATGAAATTATGACTTTTAAAAAAAAATTTATTGATAAATTACCAGTAAAAATATATTCAGATTATGAAATAGATACTTTTTTAAAAAATAACAGTTCTAATTTATTAAATGAATGGACTAATTTTAAAAATACCAAAAAAGAATATTTAAAAGAAGTAAGAAAAATATTAGATGATTCAGTTTACGGTCATAAAGAAGCTAAAAAACAATTAGAAAGAATTTTTGCACAATGGATTAATGGAGAAGAAAAAGGTGCAGTACTTGGTTTATTAGGACCTCCGGGTACAGGTAAAACTTCATTAGCAAAAAATGGACTATCTAAATGTTTAAAAGATAAAAATGGGAAACCCAGACCATTTTCATTTTTAGCAATAGGTGGAGCTGTAAATGGATCAACATTAATAGGTCATAATTATACATATGTAGGTTCAACTTGGGGTAAAATTGTTGATATTTTAATAACAACAAAGTGTATGAATCCTATTATTTTTATTGATGAATTAGATAAAGTATCAACAACTGAAAATGGTAAAGAAATAATATCAATATTAACACATCTAACTGATGCCACACAAAATGATGATTTTGAAGATAAATTTTTTTCTGGTGTTAAATTAGATTTATCAAGAGTATTAATTGTTTTTTCATTTAACGATGTTGATTTAATTGATCCAATATTAAAAGATAGAATAACTATAATTGAAACAAAACCATTGAGTATTTCTGAAAAAATAGAAATAGTCAATAATTATATGTTACCAGAAGTTTGTAGAGATGTAGGTTTTTCAACAAATGAAATAATTTTTAATGAAAGTATAATCAAATATATAATTGAAACATATACATTGGAAGCAGGAGTAAGAAAATTAAAAGAAAAAATAGTTGAACTAATAAGAGAAATTAATTTACAAAGATTTTATGATGATACAATTATTTTCCCTTTTATTATTACAAAAGAATTTTGTGAAAAAATATTTGAATTAAAACCAAAAATAAAAATAAAAAAAATTATGGATAAGGCAACAATCGGAGTTGTAAATGGTCTATATGCAAATTCAGCAGGATTAGGAGGAATTACTACAATACAAGCAATTAAATTCCCTTCTGAAAAATCATTAGAATTCAATTTAACTGGTTCATTAGGTGATGTAATGAAAGAATCAATACAATATTCTTTAAAAATAGCACTCAATTTATTATCACAAAATATAAAAGATGAAATAAAAAACAATCCATTTGGTATTCATTTACATTGTCCTGAAGGTTCTGTAAAAAAAGATGGACCAAGTGCAGGTGCTGCAATTACATTAGCATTATATTCTCTATTATCAGATATACCAGTTAACAATACAATTGCATTAACTGGAGAAATTGATTTACTTGGTAATATTACTGCAATTGGTGGTTTAAAATATAAACTTAATGGTGCAAAAAAAGCAGGTGTTAGAATTGCTTTATATCCAGAAGAAAACCAAGAAGATGTTGATATATTATTAAAAGAAGAATTAGAATTAATAGATGATAATTTTAAAATATATCCAGTATCAAATATAAAAGAAGTATTAAAATATTCATTAGTTTATTAAATATATATTATATAATCTATATTTAATGAAATATACAGCTATAATTATTGAGCCTAGGATTCATAATGCATTACAATTTGTTTTAAATAATTTTTTTACTAATTTAGATAATGATTGGTCATTTATAATATTTTATGGTAACAAAAATAAAGATTATTTATTTAAAATTATAAAAGAAAATTTTTTACATATGATAGATAGAATTAAATTAATTAATTTACAAATAGATAATTTATCAATAATACAATATTGTTTTTTATTATATGATGAGAAATTCTATGATTTAATTAATACTGAATATTTTTTAATATTTCAAACAGATACAATAATTAGAACAAAATTTAAGTATTTCATTAATTCATTTTTAATCTTTGACTATGTTGGTGCACCATGGTTAGATCCATTTAAAACATTTAATAAACATGATGCAAATAATGTTGGTAATGGCGGGTTATCATTACGAAAGAAAAGTAAAATGTTGGAAATAATAAAAAAAAACTTTTATTTTGATAATTGTAAACATTTACCTGAAGATTATTTTTTTACTCGTAAATATGATAATATTAAATTAAATGTCCCAAAAATTGAATATGCAAAATTTTTTTCCGTAGAATCAATATATAATTCAGAATCATTTGGTGTTCATAAACCATGGTTTCATTTGTCTAAAGAAGATTATGAAAGTTTAATACAGATTTCTCCTGAAGTCCATGAACTGAAATTATTAAATGATAAATATAATAAAAATGATAAAAAACAATATAATTCAAATATATTAATTTTTAACTTTATTGAAGAAAAATTAAATAAAGATTTAATTAATTAAATATTAATGAATACATCAATAAGTTTTTATACTACAAATAAAAAACCAATAAATAATAATGTAGCGTCATTACAGATTAAAACACCTTGGGTTGAGAAATATAGACCGAAAACTTCTGAAGATATTTTATTAGATCCTTTTATAAAAGAAAAAATTGATAATATTGTTAAAAATAAATCAATACCAAATATGATAATAACTGGTGAACCTGGTACTGGTAAAACCTCAACAATAATTTGTTTAGCAAAACAAATATATGGTGAAAAAAATATAAATGAAAGTGTTTTAGAATTAAATGCATCGGATGATAGAGGTTTATCTATTATTAATAATACTATTTTACCTTTTTGTAAAAAAAAAATAAATAAAAATTTACATAAATTAGTTATTTTAGATGAAGCTGATTCTATAACAACAAAAGCTCAAAATTTACTATCAAATATAATTGCTGAATATAGGAAAAATACAAGATTTGTTTTTATATGTAATGATTGTTCACAAATAACAGAATCTATTCAATCCAGGTGTATGATTATTAAATATGGTAGATTAAGTAAAGAAAATTTATTTAATAAAATAAAATCTATTTGTGAAATTGAAAAAGTTGAATATAATGATGATGCTATAAATGAACTTTTGTTTTTATCTGATTATGATATTAGACAAATAATAAATAATTTAGAATGTATTTACTATTCTTATAAAAAATTAACAATTGAAAATATAAATAAAATAGTTGATCAACCAAAACCAATCTATATTGAAAAAATACTTTTAAATTGTATTAATGGCGATTTATTTGAATCAATTAATACAATTAAAGAGTTATACTATAAAGGATATACACCAAATGATATTTTACTTACTTTTATGAAATGTTTAATAGAAAAAAAAATAGTAAATTTAAATGATGAAACTATTTTAAAAATATACGAAATAATTAGTTTAAGTTATATTAGAGTAAATGGTGGTAATGATACTTTATTACAATTAATTGGATGTATATCAAAAATTTATTTATATTTAGGCTAATTTATTGTATGGAGGTGGTGAATATAATAAAAACTCATTTGAAAAAGCATCAATATTATTACTACCACAAACACCATATGCTCTTAGATAATTTTTAAGTAACTATTATTTGGTTAAATATTAAACAGATAATTCATTTTTATATTTTTCCATAATAAATTCTAAGTTTTTAGTTATACCTAATATTTTTAGTTTATTTACCAAATCTTTTTCATTTTTATTATTTTTAAGTAAATCATTATTATTATAAATATTAATAAGACCTTTACTAATATTACTTTTAAATAAAACTTGATTATTAATTAATTCTTCAATTAAATCTAAAATACATTTATAATTATTTGTTAAATACATATTTAGCATTACTTCACAAAAATTATTTTTTTCAGGAATTTCTTGACATTTTGATTCAATAAAAGATTTTATTATAATATAGTTATCATTAATAAGATAATCATTTAATAATTCAACAACATTATCATCAAATGATGAATTATTTGTTTTCTTTTTTTTAAAAATTAACTTACTTTTTTTAATAGGTTCAGTTTCATATGGTGATATAATATTTTGTAAAAGAATTTTATCACGAATTTCAATATCATTTTGTTTATTTAATAAATTTTTTATTATTAAAACAGTTTCTGATTCTAATTGAACATCTTTAAACCAATAATAAATATCTGATAAATAATTATTTTGGGTTAAAATTTTATTATTAACATATTGTTCAATGTTATTATCAAAAAAATCCATAGCAATCATTTCTCTTATTAGTTTTAAATTATTAATACGATTATCTTCATTATTATCATCTAAATAATCATTATTATTTATATTAAAATAATCAGACATGAATTTATTTTCAACTAATTCAACAAAATAACTAATATCATAATTTAATAATTTATTATAAGTACATGCAATATTAAGCAAAAATGTAAGATATATTTTAACAAAATTTATTTCAGATAATATTTTTAAATAAATTGTTTTAAGAAATTCATTATATTCTTCAATTGAATTAATTTTAATATTCTGTATAAATTCTAAAATTAAATTATTGACATTGTTTTGTGATAATTTATTTAAAATAAGTTTAACTTTATTTGATATTTTGTCTTTTACTATTTTAACTTTACTATTTTTTTGTATAATACTATTTTTTTTATATGATGAAAATTTTTTTGATTTTTTATTATCATTATTATCAAAAGAATCTAAAATAAAATTAATGGTATTTAAATCTAGTTCTTTATTTTGAGAACTATCTTTAAGATTATAAAAGTTTTTGATACTAATTTCCATATGATTAAATACAAATCTATTTTTTAAATTAAATTCTTAAAAAAAAATCTACTTAAATTATAATGTGTAATCCATATTATAATTCTATTATAATATTATATATTGGTATTTTATTTACTTATATAGTTCATAAAAATCCAAAGGTAATATATCGTTTAACTAATAAAAATTAATTTAATTCAAATGTATAAAAATTTTTATTATTATCATATACTTTTGATTCAATATCTTTTGTGTATTGTAAAATTTTTGTTTTATAAATATCATTATTTAATGGATCATTTATTAAAGAAATAAAATTATTTAGCTCTCTAGGTTTTATATTTTTATTTTTTAATAAACTATAAAAACATATTTTATTTTTAAACCAATTATTTCTCGATTTTTCAGCATTAATTATTTCTTGTTCAAACATTTGATCAATAACTGAATATGCTGATTTTAAAATTATAATTTGATTTAATGCTTTGTTTTTACAAGAATATAATTCATTTATTTTACTAGTAATAATTTGATGTTCTGATTCTAATTTATGTATAATATTAACATCTGATTTATTATAATATGCTATTTTGCATGCTATTCTTTGTTTAATATTATCAAGCCAAATAATTTCATTTTTAACATCTAAAAGTAATGTTACAGCTCTTTTTTTATGATCTTCTATTTTTTTTATAATTGCAAAAATATTTGTATTATAAATTGTTGAATATCTGTTTCTAACTGTTCTAGGAATTGGAAACTGATTAGTTTCTTTTATTTCTGCTATATTTTTTTCAACTTCAATTAATTTATCATTAACTTCTTTTTGTATTTTGATTATTATATCATTATATTTATCAGGCTCGTCTGATATATTATCAGGAATATATTTATTATCAAATAGTTCTATGTCTGGATCTCTAAATAAAAATAAAGTCCCAGATTTAAATTCAACGGTACTTTGTAATTTATCATAACGATGAGCTGCTATTTTATGTGCTTCAGATTTTGCATCCAATTTAAAATAATTAACTAAAGCCAAAAGGAAAGCAATTGAACCATTTACCCCGGCAATCAATATATTACCCCAAGAATAATTATTTATAAATGAAGCTAAAACTGTTGCAATTGTAGATAATAATATTGAAGGTCCCATTAAACAATTTAATAAAAAATCACAATAATCTCTCGATTCAATATAGATTATTTTTTGACCTTTCAAATAACTAGCAAGTATATCTAATGCATTTGAATATTTATCATTTATATTGAAATAATCACGATCAATAATTTTTTCAACTTGACTATATTTTAAGTACTGTGGATCAGTAATTTTTTCATTTATTTCAACAATTTTAGTGTAATCAATTTTTTTTGTTATTATTTCAATAGTATTTTTTAAATCAAAAAACATTTTTTGCATTTCATCTTGTTTTTCCATATTTTTATTTAATTTTTTTAATATTAAATCTAAATTTTCATTTTCATCATCAGAAAAATTATCATAAACTGGTTCTTTTTTATTATTATTCATATTATAATAATAAAAATTAGTTTTTTATATATTTTGATAATTCAATAAATCTATATATTTTACTTTTATTTTTTAATAATATATTTTTGATACTTTCTTTAGTTTGTGTTGATTTTATAAAACATAAATTTATAAATGTTTTTAAGTTTTCAATATTTTCTTCAATAAACAAATCTTTTTTATCTATTGTTAATGTATTTACAAAATTAAATAATTGTTCAATATTTGATAGATTATATATGTCTGTTATTTCTTCATTTTCAATTATAATTTTACATATTAATATAATTTTTAATAATTCATTTTTTTTTATTTTACCAATGATATTTGATAAAAATATTGTATTTTTTTTTATTTTTTTTAATAATACAGTATTTGTTGATTCATATAATATATCAAGTAAATTATAATAATCTAAATCATTTACTTTATTATTATCAAGTATACATGATAAGAATAATTTTAAATAATTGTAATTTGATGGATAGGTTTTTTCAATAGCATTTGAATAATATATTTCACCTGAGGGATAAATTGTATTTATTGTTTTTTTTTTTTCTTTTGCATAATTTATTTTTTTTTTAGCTTGTGAATTAGTGACTAAAATTATATGGGTTAATATATGATTTTCATCAAAAAATTCAATAAATAATTCACAATTAAAATTTAGAGTTAAATCATTATCTAAAAATAAATTAGTTCCTGGAACAAAAATTATACTAACTAAATTATAAAACTCATATCTTGAAATAATAACTTGATCATTATATCTATTTATTCTTACACTAGATTCTTCATTTCCTACATCAAATCCATGACTTTTTGTTGCTACTCCAAAACCATATTTTTGTTTATCTTCTTCAGTAATTGATGTAATTGGATATATATTTATGATAGTTTTTATTTTTGGTTTTGGTTTAAAATTATTAATAGTATCTTGATCACTAATAAATATTTTATTAAAATACTCTTCAATGTTTATTGCAAATTTACCATAAAAACAATTGGAATTATAATCATACAAATTATGTGATTGTTCTTGTTCTTGTTCTTGTTCTTGTTCTTGTTCTTGTTCTTGTTCTTGTTCTTGTTCTTGTTCTTGATTAGTATTTTCAACAGTAGTATTATCACTTATTTTTCTTTTAATATTTTTTAATAATTCATCAATTAAATTATTTAAATTTTTTTCATTAATATAATTTTTAACATTATTAACTTCTTCTATAAAATGTGATTCTTTATTTTGTGTAATATCTTTAATAGATTCAATTGGTGGCAAAACATTATTTTGTGAATATATATTTTCTTTTAAATAACTAAATTTTTTATTATCTAATTGTTCAATTTTATATTTTGTTTTATTTTCAAAATATGTTCTGTATAATGTTAATATTACTTGTTTATAAAATAATATTTCTTGATTATTTTTATATATATATTCATTATATATAAAAAAATGTATAAGACTATAATTCATTTGTTTTAATGTCTCATTAAAATTTTTATTACAACAAAAATTTACATACTGACCATTATTAATATTTCTTAATCTAAAAATACCTTGTGCTATATCTCTATATCTATTAAAATGTGATACTGTTATTAATCCTTTTGCATTTAGATATAATTTCATATCAATACCAGTTATATGGGTTTGATCGTAATAATAAAATCTTTCTATAAGCGGTAAATTTAAATTTTCATATTGTATAAGGTTACCGTTTCTTAATAATCCTAATTTATTATGGTTTTCATCTATAAATACAATACATTTAATTTGTGATTTTAAATTTTTTAAAATTATTTGAGATGTTAATAAACTAGTATTATTTATAAAATATGACCCTACATCAATTAAACAATGATAATCCTTTTGTAATTCTCTTATTACATCATTAATATCATTAATTATTATTAATTCTGATTCATTATTATAACCAATTATGCTTGCAATTATTTCACCATCTCCATGTTTTTGTTTTATTATATTTTTAATTTCATATTTACTATTATATTCAATTGGTATATTAACAAAAGGAGTTCCTGTAAAACCTATTCTGTATTTTGAAAATGATGATTTTATTATATCAATGAATGATATATTATTATATGTTGTAATTACTCTAATTACTTTATTTAAAAGTACATCTAATAAATAATTTTTTATTGGAAAATTTTGAACTAATATTAATATTTGTTCATCTGTAAATTCATTTATATTAATTCGTGATATTAATATGGGCATATCTTGTAATAAAATACCACTACATAATTTATTATACAATATACGTCCTTGATTTTTTTCAATAGGTTTATATTGATCCTGTAAATATATTTTTACGATGTAATTTAAATATATTTGTAAATCTATATTTCTAATTCTTCTTTTTGTATTTTCATAATAACAAATTACTGTAAGAGCTATTGTAAATAAATGATCAGAAAATTCAGATGTTTGACTTGGTGTTTCATTTGAAATAAAAGGAACTGCAATAAAATATTTATTTATTTTTGATAGTGATTTTTTTTTATTGCCGTTTTCTTTGTCATATAATATATCAGTATTATTTGTATCATTATATTTAAGACCAAAATGTCTTCTATGAAGTTGCTTTAAAATATTAGGTAAAATTTTATAAAACTCTAGTATAAAATTAAGAATATTTAAATCAATATTTGTAATATTAAAATCGATATTTGTAATATTAAAATCGATATTTATAATTTTTGTAAATGAATCAACATAATTTACATCAAATAATGTTTTAATTATATCTTTATAATATTGTAAGATTAATTTTTCTGGTCTTTTATCAAAAATAATATTTTCATTAATTAAATGTGGTGTTAAATTAAATCCAAAATTATCTTTTAATTGTGTTCTTAAATTTTCCTTTTCATGATTAAAATATAAATCGTAGATAACTGAATGTATAAATTCAAAAATTTTAGAATTATTTAAAGATACTGGTTTTACGTTTATTATATTTAATTGACTTTTTAAAGGATCAGAAATTTCATCAATTTCATCATAAATATAATAACATTTTTTAAAATAGTTAGTTAGTTTTATATTTTTATAATTTATTATTTTAATGTATTTTAATAAATAATCTGAAATAATAATGATTTTATTTTTATCAATATTTACTAATTTATCACTATTTACTAATTCAATTTGTGAATCATTATCAATATATTCTAATAAATTTTCATCAATATAATAAAAAATATTATTAAATATTTTTAAAGATTGTTTTATTAATGATTCAGGCATAACATGAATAATATGTTTATGTTTTGGTTCTTTTTTGTTATACAATAAATTTATTGTTAATACTGGAGCAATAACAGAACTTTTACCTTGTCCCATTAGTAGTTGATGTATATTTGGTGATTGTTCACTGTTTTCAAGTAAAATATCATCATATAGTTTATTAATGAATTCAATTTGGTTTTGTCTAATATGATTTTGAAATAAATATTCAAAAATAATTAAAGCACTATTATGTTCATTAACTGTATATATTGGAATTAAATTAATAATATCAATTATTTTTGTATAATCACTTTCATCAGAAAGATTTAATATATTTATTAATTTATTTATAGATAATGTTAAAAACATATACTCATAGTTATTTTTATTAATAACAAAATCTTTATAGAATAATTTAAAGTTTTTATTTATTATTTCTGTTGTATTAATATTATCTAATATTAACAAAAAATTACTTAATTTATTAATTACAATATTTTTAAAATTAAGACGTGTTTCTTTTGATGTTTCTTTAATAACTTTTGATGTTCTTATAAAATCATGATAATCGTCAATAGTTTCATTTATATCATTTATATAATTATGATTATCAAATTTATCTAGAAATAATGATTTTTTAATATCAAAGTTATAAATATTTTTAGATACGTCTGTATATGCAATATAATTTAATAAATCACTAATTATGTATTGATTATCTATTTTTATTAAATCATTATTGTATATTATATTAGGCATGGTATATATTTTTTTAATACTTTGATCAATTAATGCTTGATTATTTTTGTATGAATTAATACAATCTAAATAAATTTTGGAATTCTTATTTTTATTATCAGTTATTAATAAATTGTAAATTTTTAGGTTTTTTTCATCTGAATAATTTTTTTGTGAGTTCTCTACTTTATTTTCTATATTTGTATTATATGTATATGGTAAATTTAAAATTTCATAATTTGTATTTTTAATAAAAAGAAATCCAAAAAAATAATAAAAATCCAATAAATTTCTAGTTAATTCTGAGGAGTTTGGGTTTTGAACAAGTAAATTATTACAAAATATTTTTATTCCGTTATAATTTTTCATTATATTTAAATAAAAATAATTACCGTATATTGTATTATGTAAATCATATGTTAATGTAAAAGAATCATATGTTAATGTTTTTTTTTTTGAAGAATGATTATTAAATTGAGTGTTTTGATAAATATTTTCAAGAATAATTTGAGCCTCAGTAAACTTATATGCTTCTAATTGATATTTTAATAATGATCTTAATAATTCATTATTATTTTCATTAAATATACCATTAATGTTTATTTTTATTAATTCTAATTTTGTATTATTTTTATTCATGACAAAAATACTGTAATTATTATTATCCTTAGTCAATAATGTTTTTGTATTATATATATATCTATTTATAAAATAATATGATGGTGATGTTACTATTGAAATATTTTCATTATATGTTAATTCATCACTTAGTAAATTATATATAAAATAAATTTTTAAATTAGGACATAAAAATTTATAAGTCATTGTTTCAATTTGTATTGGTATTATTTCATTAAAAGAATTAGTAATATATGATTTTTTCGGATAATGATATTTATATTCAACATCATTTATATTTAAATTACATAAATTTAAAAGTTTTGTATAAATATTTAAAATATCATAATTATTTATGAGTTCATTTAAACATAATATTTTTTTTTCGTCTATTGTCATATAGACAGAATTAACTGATAATATAACCTTTATTAATCCAAATTCACATTCAGATATATGAGTATTATCTTTTTCCTTAAAATCTAAATCATTAATATAAGAATAATCAGTAACATAAAACAATTGTAAAAAACTATTATTATCATTTTTAAATATTGATTTAATCGTAATTTCTAAATCTTTACGACCATTCATTTCAACAGATAATAAATGATAATATTCATAATATAAGAATGATTTATCAAATGTTAATATAATATCATTTATTTTAACATCAATCTTATATTCACCATCAATCTTATATTCACCATTAATCTTATCTTCACCATCAATTTTATTATTATCGTAAACAATTTTATTTATATTTTCAGAATCAATAAATATATATTTTTTTAGTTTTGTAACATAATCACAATTATTAGAATCATCAAAATTATCATAATTATTATTTTTAGGTTTTTTATAAATAATAATTTTATTATATGTTTCATTATTTTTTATATAATTATCATTCTTATTCTTATTACTTATATAATCAAATAAATGTACTAATATTATATCACATAATTCATAATTATGATCTTTGCTAAATAAATTAAATTTAATAATTTTATCAATTTCTTCTATTAAATAATCTTCTTTTAATTCATAATTAAAATCATTAAAAAAATTAAGATAAAATTTGATTAAAACATCATTTTTTTTAAATGTTTCAAGTATTTTATTAAAACTAATTTCTGTGGTTTGTTTATTTATTTGGATATTGTATGTTTTATAAATATTTAAAATATTTATGATAATAAAATATATTTCTTTATATTCTGTCTTTTTAAAAATATTTTCATTAATTCCATTACAAATATAATTTATTATTTTTTCAAAATATGAATTGTTAAAAATTTCTTTATCTTGTTTATAAATATTTTCAATTTTATTGTCATACATAAAAATAACCTTATCATCTACATCAATTTCAATTGTATTTTTTATTGCATAAAACAGTGGTGTATCATTAAAAAAAATTTTTTTTTTATAAAAAAAATTATCAATTAATAAAACAATATTATTTACGTCTATTCCAATATTTTTATCATATTTTTTTTTTAAAGTAAAATCAAGAGTTTTTAATTTATCAAAATAATTACTATCTTTATTATATAAATTGTCTGTATGATTAATTTCATCTATACTTAGTTTATTAACTAAAAAATTTAACTTGACAACTAACCATTTTAATGTTGGATTTTGAGTAGCTGATAAAAAATTAAGATCTTCTTCAAATAATTCAAAAGAATTAAGATTTTTTTCAAATAATTTAAAAAAATCGGTTGCACTATTAATTTCATTAAAATCATTTTTTAAAATGTTACTGAAATTAAATAAATTTATATTTCCATTAAAATATGGTGTTATATTTTCACGTGTGACGTTATTTATTTCTTTTCTTATATTTTCACTAAAGTGAGATGTATTAATTACATGCTCCTTGGAATATTCAAAAAAATATCTTGTCGGTATATGGTTTGACCTCTCAAAAACAGGTATATGGGACCTCTCAAAAACAGGTACATCATTATTTTTTGAAATGTCAACATTTTTACATGGCAAACAACATTCGCTATCATAATTTAGTTTTGTTTCTACATTTTCATATAAAAAATAACTACTATTAGCTGTAAAAATTTCTTTTAAATTATTAGTATCTTTATGATTTATTATAATAAAGTTTTTTAAAAAGTTATTTATTATTTTAGGATCTTCTATTTTTTGAAATTTATTTCCAGGTGTTATATAATCATAAATTTTACCAACAATTATAATTATTTTATATAAAAATAAACTAAAAAAAGTTTTGTATGATTTATCTTCTAAAAAATCACTATCATATCCAAAATCACTATCATATCCAAAATCACTATCATATCCAAAATCACTATATACTGGACCTATTCTCTCTAGAGATTTTGTACAATAAACATTAAGTGAATCATAAATTTTTGCAATATTATAAATATTTTTTATTAATAATTTCATATCTATTGAATCATTAAAATATGATAAATTTAAATCATTATAAATTTTATCAATAACATAATATAATTGATATTGTCTATATCTTATTAAAATTATATTTGCTGTATTTTCTGCTAATGTTTTTACATTCACAATATATTTATTTATTAGCTCTATTTTTTTATTAAAGTTTTCATAACTATCAATATTTAATGATTTTATTTCATCTAATAACTTGTCAAGTTTATCATTATATATTTTTTGAGTTTCTTTATTAATTTTTAGTTCTTCATTTAAAAAATTTAAATCAAATGTTGTGTTTAATATATTTTTATGCATTTTTGATATTTTTGTACATTTTTCATCATTAATTTTATAATTATAATTTTGAATTTTTGTTGCATTTTTAATTTCATTTACATAATAATTACGTAAAATAACTAAGAATTTTTTATTGTCTTTATCATACAACTTTCCTAAATCTGTTTTTATTGGATTTTGTATTAATAACATAAATGTTTCATCAAGTTTATTAAATAAATTATAATCAATTGTTGGATGATTATTTGTGATTTTAGCATCAATTACATTATATTTAAAATATTTTAAAAATAAATTTAATATGTATCTTTTAATATTGTTATAAATATTATAATATTTATCAAGTAGTTTTATATCTTTATTTTCTTCATTAAGAATAATTCCTAATACACTAAATGATGATATAACTGTACAATTACCCATAACTTGTAATTTTAAATTAATAGATTTATAAAAATAAGGTGAATTTTTTAAATATTTTGGTTTTTCATCATCAAATAATATTTTACATACAATATTATAAAAATATTCTAAACTCATAAATTGATTTGCTGAAATAATTAATGTATATAATTTTAAAATATGTTCTGGATTTACTCTAAAACACATTATACCATCATTATTAATATTATATTCATCAATATTTTGATAGTTTGCACCTGCTCCAGAATTTATTATATAAAACTCAAACAAATTTTCTTCAATTTTTTTAAAATAAGTACCTATTGCGTGATATCCAATTTTATTTTTATCTTCTAAAAGAACTGTTAATGGATACATAAATTCAACATAATCACATAAACGAATTTCATTTTCAATTATTTTTCTATATTTAACCAAAATATTATCTTTTATTTTTATTTTATACAAATAACCATCTTTTATTTTTTCTTCTAATTTATGAGTTTTAATATATCCTAAACCAATATCACTTATTTTAAAATTAAAAGTATTTTCTATATTTTTATAATTATCAATTAAATCAGTAAAACGCTTAATAAATTTTGTTGAATCGTTTTCTAATTGTTCATCTACTATATTAAGAACTAAAGGATTTTCTAATAATTTTTCTTTTATATTTTTAATACACTCAGATGTTACATCACCACCAAAATCTTCCATAGGATAGTTATCAAATACAAAGTTTGAATATAAATTTACTTTAAATAAATCTTCAGTTGGTTCATTCACATTTTTAATAAATTCGTTTGGAAATTGAAATTCTTTATTTTTTATATTATTTATTATCATTATATTACTTAAAAATATTTTTTTTTATTATATAAATTAACTTGTTACATTTTTAGAATTAGTATATTTCCTTCATTTGTATATTTATTTTTTATTAAATATTCAGTACATTTACTAAAATTATCAAAAGGAGTAATAGCACAAATTTTGCCTTCATTTAAAATTGTTAAAATTTTTGGATTAAAATTAATATATTTTAAATCACAAAAATATAATTGCATTGTACCATCTTGTATAAATTTATCTTTTTTATAAATGATAGATAAAGGTAAATATATAATATTATCATTTTCTATTGATGGAATAAATATTATATTTGTATCATATAATGTTTCATCATAATCAAAAATATCTTTTTTATAAACTAGTATTTTTTCATTTGTATTCATATTGTAATCATATAATGTTGTTGGAGTTAAATATGTTTTAAACTTTATATTCAAAATATTAGTTTCAAATATATTATTTATTCCAAAATCAATTGTATAAAGATGTTTTATTTTTTGTAAGTGATGCATAAAATTATTATATTCTGATAAATTATATAATTCTTTAACATAATTATTAGTTTTTATGATCGTATTATTTTTAAAATTATAAATGTTTATAAATTTATTTTCTGAAATAGTTGTTGTAAAAACTAAAAATTCACTAAATAATTTAAACTTATTAATTTTTACATAATTATTATGTGGTATTAAAGGTTCCCAATCATTAATTTCACTATTAAATTTTACTATTTTATAATTTTGTGCCTCTTCATTTGTTAAAAGATAAAATGTACCTTGATAATGTTCAACATAATATTTTACACCATTATTAAGTTTTTTTATTGCTATTAATTTATTTGTATTATTATTATGGTCAATATATAATGAATAATTTGAATTATCATTACTTGATGTAATAATAATATATTTTTTATCACTTGATAAAGAACAAATTATATTGTAATCTTTATTAAATTCTGTAAATATTAGTGTGTTTTGACAATTTCTTAAATCATATAACCATATTTTATTTAATTTATTGTCAGAATAATAAATAAGGTAATTATTAGCCCAAACATAAGATGAACAGTAATGTTTAAGTATACAATTATTAATATTTGTTTTTTTATCTATATCATAAATAGTAAATTCATTTATTTCATTTATATAACTAATAAATTTATCATCTGGTGAAATTTGAATATTTGTTTTAAAACTACAATTATTTATTAATACTTCTTCTTCTTGTGTGTCAATATTTAAACGATAAAATATTTGTAATCTATAAAAATACTTATATTGTGAATTAATTGAATTTACAAATTTATAATTATCTTTAATATTTTTTTTATTTGGTATAGGAATATGCATAATAATTACATAGTCTAATTATTATTAATATTTTCATTTTTTTTTAATTTAATAGTTTTTTTAATTCCAAGTATTTTTGCTTGTATTTTAAATATTTTTTTTGATAATTTTGATTTGTTAATTGAAGGGGAGAGTTACCTATAATACTTATGTAATTTTCATATTGTGATCTAGGTTGGTGTATTCTTGTATTTTTAATTTTTGATCTTATTATTTGTTCGGTATTACTATTTATATGAAGTAACTGAGGTGTTCTTGAAAATAAATATAATCTTTCTCTATTATGAATATTTGGATCCTCACCTCGATATTGATTTATTACTTGATTATATGCAGTTGTTTGATCAAAAGTTCTAGCTGAACCAACATCAACTCTAAAAACTTTATGTGAATTATTACCATTTTCACATTCCATTGTAATACCAAAAATACGATTAGATATTGGACTTACATATTGAAAAGAACCTGTTGATGGGATTGATTCCCCTCTTAATATTTCTTTAGTTGGATCTTGTTGTATTACTTGAGTAAATGTTTTATTTTTTAATCGAAAAATTGAACTATAAGATTGAGGACAATGTCCAATAACTATTTTTAATTGTGCTGGATTATATATTCCACTTATTTCACTAAATTGTGTTGTTATAAATGTTGTAAAATGTGTATTTACTCTATTACAAAATGTCGTATTATATGATTCTCTATTATTAATATATCGATCATCACCATAATCTCTCATCCATAATACACTTGTATCCTCATTGAGAATTCTTATTATATCATCAAAATCTTCATCAGAAGTAGAAGTATTATTTAATTTATTAGTATAAGTTTGTAATAAATCATATGTATTATTAACTAATTGTCCATGAATAAATATGTAATTATCTATAACTAAAAACACACGACAACCTTCTCTAATTAATTCATTAAATCCAGCATTACCTTTCTTAAAAACATTCTCACGTGTACAACCCCTATAATAATTTTCTAATCTTAAATCATCAATAAAAGCATAATCATTTATCAAAGTATTATTTATGTTTCCAATTTCATGATTACCAAATAGTTTAAATATTTTACCATGATTTTCGGTTGCCTGTCTATTTATGACATTAATAAATCTTAATATTTTAATTTCAACTTGTGGATAATAATGATCTGGCTTATTAGTTCTATTATTTAAAGGAGTTATTTGATTTTTTTCTTTATCTAGTCTAATACCATCTAAAATATCACCTATAATTACAACATATGAATTATTTCCTGGTATCCATTCATAACCAAGAGTTTCATCATATCCATTATCATTATCTTTAATATCTATATTAAGCATGGGTTCTAATTCTGGATCAATTACATTTTGATCAAAAACATAAGCATTTCTTTTTTTTATGACACATGCTAAATCTCTTAATAAAATAATTAAAACATTAATATCTGCATGGATATCAGAAAATGCATAAACGTTTCTACCTTCTGATCTGAAAAATGATTGAATTTCAACAGGTTGATTATCTTGAGGTGGTTGATTATCTTGAGGTGGTTCTGGTGGCATTGGATTATAATGTGGTTCTGTATTTAACATTGGTTATATATATAACACTATATTTTTTTTATAAATTTATTTATAAAATAATATTATTATAAATGGAAAATTAATTATTAATGAATTTGGTAATGGTTTTGTTAATTTAAATGATAAAACTATTTACATTAACAAGAAAGATATTGGACTGGCTTATAAGGGAGTTTTTGTTGATGTTAAAATAACAGAAAATACAAATAATTTATTTTATGGAAAAATTGTAAATTTTACAATTATAAATCATGAATTTATATGTTATTTACATCATTATTATAAAAATTATGAGTGTGTTAAGGCGACAACCTCAACTGATTTTTTTGGTTTTCTTTTGAACGTCTTTTTTAAGTTTTTCTATTCTAATATTTTTATTTTTCTTTTCCCTACATAAATATTTTAGTCGTTCTAATCCATTAATTGCATTTTTGGCAATTTTACATCTCTATTCTATACACTTGAACACTTTTTACAAGTTAAAAGCCCATGGACTAAGATATTACTACTTTTATATGGTTTTGGATTTTTTCTAATTTGGAATTTGTCACATCTTCATGTTTCTTATTTATATATTAAACACATACAAATGGTTCTAAATTCATCAACTAAATATAATTTATAACCATTATTTCTTATTCCTTTTCCTTTGACAGGTTCTTTATTTTCAGAAACTGGTTCTTTATTTTCAGAAACTGATTCTTTATTTTCAGAAATTTGTTCCATATTATAAATATTACAAAAATCTTTATGCAATATTATTAAATGTAAATTATTGTAAAGTTTTTATTATTGTATCTAATACTATATAGTTTTTTATTAATTTTTGTAACTCTAATTGACGTTGGTACCCTAGTACTGTAAAAATATGTAAGTTTTGATTAACAAGTTTTGTCATTAACATTTCGAATGAATTATATGTATTATCAGTAAATAATCCATTAATTTTTAACTGTTGTTCAATTTTTTCTTTTTCAGATATAAAATCAGTTATTTTTTTTCCATTATATGATTTTTCTTGATTATTAACTTTTAAATTAAAAATTGTTGAAAATACATTTCTATCAAATTTTTTATTTACAGTATCAAAAGCTCCATCAAATTCATTATAATTATTTGATGAAAAAATATTTACAAATGGTAAAATTGGTCGAGTAATCAAACCTGTACCACTAACCAAACCTGTACCACTAACCAAACCTGGACTAGTAACCAAACCTGTACTACTAACTAAACCTGTACTACTAACCAAACCTGATACTGGACTTATTATTGATAATTGTGGTTTAGCAGTTATAAATGATGTTAAAGGTGTAGGTACAACAAATGAACTTGGTTTTGGACTAAATGTTAATATTGGTACAATTGGACTTATATAACTAGAATTAGAACTTTTTGGAATTAAAAATGATCTATGTTTTTTTTTACCACCAATTAAATCAAGATATTTTTTTTTATACTTTAAATATTTCAAATAATAATTATTATTATCTTCTGACATTATTACTATACTAGAAAATTATTTTGATTTTTCTAAAATATACTCTTGCAATGTTTTATAATACAAATCATATGTTAAATTTTTTTTTGGATTTTTAATCGTAACTGAACAACCCCCATTATCAACAAATGAAACATCTATATTAATAATTTTTCTATCAAACGAAGATTTTAAAATTTCTATAGCATCTTTTTCATTTTTATCATCATAATGTATATGAATACCAAATTTTGAATAAGGTATGTCGCAATTATCAATTATATTTAAATAATCATTATTTGTTAAAGAACCACAAGTATCTGATAAACATAAGATATTTGGTTTGATATTTTTATTGTACCATTTAATTTCTTCAATAATTTTTTTATTTTCTATTTTCCCTTCAATAGGACATTCATTAATACAAGATAAATATAACTTTATTTTTGGATTTATTGTTTTATAACTATTATTTAATAAATTTACTATATTTAACATTTCTTCTTTTGTTTGATCTAAATTTTTTTTTGTATTTTTTAATTGAAAACTATTTGAAACAGATGATATCAAAGATAAATTACAACATGAAATATTCATTGCATCAAATATTTTATCAAAATTTGGTACAAGTAAATAGTTATCAGTATTTTTATTATTAATACAATAATGATAAAAATCTATTGAATCAGAAAAAATAGGTAAAATTTTAGATGAAACTAAAGATCCAACTTCAATTGATGGAGGATTATGTGCTTCAATAATCTTATCATATATTATTTTTTTTTGATTAGTATTTATATTATTTTTTAAACTTTGAATACCATCTCTTAGTGAAACATCAAATGGTCTAGGTGATCCTATATTTTTATATATTTCTTGATATGATTTATTACTTAAAATCCAAGAATTAAATGTTTTATGACATTGTTTTAACATTATATTATAATTAATTGAAATAATATATTTTTATTTCAATTATTTATTTTAAGAATAAAATTGAAAAATATATTTACTATTTATTTATAAATAATTAATGAAATCTGAAATAGTATATTTTACTCAATTGATAGACCCCATCGAGTTTTTAATAGGTAAAAATGAAAAAGATAATTTTAATATAATTGACATGTCTGGACCAAATGATTTATGGTTTCATTTGTCTGATTATCCTTCATGTCATGTAATAGCAAAATTACCAGAAAATATTCATAAAGAAAATTTAAAATATATTATTAAAAAAGGTGCAATTTTATGTAAACAAAATTCAAAATATAAATAAGAAAAAGATATTTCTATTATTTATACATTTATTAAAAATATAAAAAAAACAGAAAAAATTGGTTGTGTAATATCAACAAATACGAAAAATATTTCTATATAATTAAATATACTTACTTTGAATAATATGTGTTGTTAAAGCATATAAAATACCTCCCCAAACCACATCAATATAAATAATAGGTGATGTCCATTTATTAAATATTGCCATATTTGTAAATTCATAGATTCCATATGTACATAAACCTAATATAAATGCATCTTTAATGGGTTTATTTTCTTTTATTATAAAATAATGTAACATAAATATAATACAAGCATAACATAATATTGCACCTAAAAAATTAATTTGAAGAGTATTTCCTTGAACTTCTTTAATTAATTCTAAATAATTTTTTAATATTATATTGATATAAATACTATCAAGTAGTAAAACAACTACACCAATTTTTACAAAATCTATCATTATTATTATATAATAATAGAAAAATATAAGTTTATACTAAAATAAAAATATTTTATATTTATAAATGAAAAAATCAAATGATAATGATATTTTTTGTTCATTATATAATATTTCAAATGAAATATTGAATAGTGATAAAATATTACAATTTAAATTTTTATGTTATAAAAATATCAAATACATTAGAAGAAAAGAAATAATAATAAATGACGCTATAAAAACTAATCAGACCATTCTAATTTATTTCAATTCAGAACCACATATTGAATTTACTATTAGAAATATTATACTACAATTAGATAATACTTGGTCACATTTAATTATTTGTGATGATAATAATTATGATTTTATTAAAGAAATAGTAAATAATATTAGTGATAAAATTAAAATCAAAATTGTAAACGATAGAAATATAATGTCAAATGAAGATTTCTGGTATGAAATTGAAGGGTATAAATTATTATTTTATGATGAAAATACAATTATATTTAAAAATATTAAAAAATACTTAAAATATGATTATATAACAACTATATACAACGAAGATAGTAATAAAAAAAATATAACATTAAGAAATAAAATAAAAATTCAAAAATTTTTTAAGAGTGAAACAATAATTCCTGAATATATTTATTATTTTAAAAAATTAGTTGATGAAGCGAATGTTGCTGATATGATTGAAACTAAAAATTTTAATGAAATCATTAATAATAATATGGATATAAATGAATCATTATTTAAATTACTTAATAAATATAGAAAAACAGTATGTATAATTTCAGGAATAAAAGGTGGTGGTACTTTAAAATATATCAAAGATATTATTAATGATTATCAAGATTATTGTGAAATATTAGTTATTGATAGTAAGAATAAACTTAATAATATTTTATTTTTTGATAATGATATAATATTAGTACAACAACTATTTTATACTGATATTACATTAGATGATTTAAATAATATTAAAATAAAATATAATTCCAAAATTATTATAACAATACATGATTATTATTGGTTAAATAACCAACTTGTAAGAAAAATTGATACAAATAATGCATATTGGCATTATGAATATTTAAATAAAGTAACTATAAATGATGATTTAAAAACTTTTTTTAGTAACTCAGACTTAATAATACATCCATCTAAATTTACATTTAATGAATATAGTAAATATTTTGATAATTTTAATTTTAAAATAGTAAATCATAATGATTATACAATAAATCAGACAAAATATATACCTGAAATAAAAAATAATACAATAAATATTGGATTTTTATTAGATTATAATATTTATAAGGGAAAAGAAAAAATAGATTTATTAATGAAAAAATACAAAAAATATGACAATTATAATATAAATTTTCTTATTAAAGAAATAAATATAATTCCATATAATCAAAATGATTTTTATGAATATATTGATAAAAATAATATTCATTGTTTGACTCTCTTAAATAAATGGGGAGAAACATATTGTTATGCATTAAGTTTATATTTAAATTCAGGGTTGCCTATAATTTATAATAATTTTGGTGCTTTTAAAGAAAGAATACCAATTTCTGATCACTATTTTAAAGTTTGTGATAATGAATTTGAATATAATGAGAATGAGCTATTATTAATTCAATTTGAAAATATGTTGTCATATGTTATTGATAATAATAATACATTTACTAATGAACAAAAAGAACTTAATTATAAAACAAAATTATTTTATGATTATCTATTTGATAAAAAAATAGATTTATCTATTATTCATAATTATATCAAACCTTTTGCAATTTATTTCCCACAGTTTCATAAAATAAAATAAAATGATATTAATTATTACGAAAACATGAATGATATGATGAATTTAAATAAATATTTAACAGAAACAAATAATGAAGAAGGTTTGTTAAAACCAAATGTTGAAAATTATGAAATAAATGATATTTGTGAATACGATTTAACAAATTATGAAATAATAAAAAAACAAATAGAAATTGCAAAATACCATGGAATGTATGGGTTTGGTATTTATTATTATTGGTTTTCAGAAAATGAAATAACTAATGATAATGTTATAATGGATAGCTGTTATAATAATTTTTTTAGAAAAGTTTTCAATGATTTTAAAGTTTTTTTTATTTGGGCTAATGAAGATTGGTCAAATAATCCTGCTTTTAATTCAAAAAAAAATATCAAAAATGTCTATAATGAAAATAGTTTCATAAAAAATATTGAATTATTAGTTATATATTTCAAACATAATAATTACTATAAAATTAATAATAGTCCTGTATTTTATATTCATCATCCATTGTTAATTTCAGAAGATCAACTTAAATTATTTTTTGAATTAATTAATAAAGAATGTAAAAAAAATAATTTAAACGATGTTATCTTATTTTTAAATTCAAGCGAAAAAATTTATAATAATTTTAAAAATTATATAGTACATCCAAATTATAAAATTAAATTGGATGCAAATTATATTCATAATAAAAGGCAAGTTATTGATTATGAAAAATATTTAGATTATATAAATAATAAAAAAGATGTTGATGTAGAATGTTTATTTTTTAGTTTTAATAATACATCTAGATTATATTTTCCAAATAATTTAGACTTACGAACACACACAATAAATAATAATATCATAAATCAAAGTAAGTTTATTGATATTACATTCAGTAAATATAAATTAAATAATATGTTATTAATAAATTCTTGGAATGAATGGGGTGAAGATATGGCAATAGAAGAAACAGAAAATAATAATAAATTATTAAATTTAATAAAATTTAAATTACTTAATTTTATTCACCAGGATGAATTAATGATCCAATAGTGTTATTAGCAACAACTATTGATGGATATAACATTAATACATTAATATTATTTTTTAAAAATTCAGTTCTAAATTTATGGTCAATTGGCATATTAATATTATATAATGCTTTCAAAATTTTTGATGCATTAGAATTTTTAATCAAATATCCATGGGTTCCTAAAATTTGTTGATTTTTGTTAGGGTAGTAAATATTATCAATTAATTTTTCACCTCTATTTTCAGTAATATTTCCTAAATATAACATATCAAAATCAATATTAATTTTATCTAATATCTTTTTTAAATTATCATGAAAGATTAGATCACTAATAACAAAATCATCTTCAAAAATAACACTGTATTTGTATGGACTATCTATACATTGTTTTATTAACATAAAATGGCTTAGATAACATCCTACTTCACCAACATACCTATAATTAAAATCAAATGTAATATTATCATCAAAAACATTTAATTTTTTAAAATCTATATTTTTTCCATTAATTCCATCAAAAAAATTTATTTTTCTACCTAATTTATTTTCCATTTCTATTATTTGATTATATCTTAAATCGTTATCTTTCTTAATATGTATAACATTATAAGAAATATTATCATCTGTTGTTTCATCAAAATTTTCATAATTTATCATATATAAAAAAACTAAAAATAAAATAAAACTAATTAAACAAAAATCTATATTATAAGATATTTCTTCCATAATATTATATCATAGATTTTTTATATTTTTATTCTATCTTCAATATTCATATTGATTATTGTATTATAAATAATATAATCTTCATGAAAATATTCTAAAAAATTATTTTTAATGTATTCATAATCTTTATCTTCATCATATTTTTCTTTTCCTATATTTATTTTTGTATTTTTAATTTCAAAATTTAAATTATATTTTTTATTTAATATATTATTAAAATAAATAATATCAGAATCAATTTGTTCTGTTATTAAAATACAATTAATTACTTTAATATTATTTAATGCTTCTTCTAAATCATATGTTTCACCAGATAAACGAAATAATAATAAATTTTTTGTGTTATTAACAATTAATTGTTTTAATTCTTCAATTGAAATTTTTTGAATACTATCATTTTTAATAAAATTATAATAATGTGATATAAATCTTTTAATTGGTTCTCTAACACATGTAATTGAATAACAATTTTTTGAAAAAGAATCTGTAACATCAACTTTATTAAAAGAGCAGTGACATAATAAAACTTTAAAATTATTATTATAACTACAAATTTTTTCTAAATCTTCTTTATTAATTAAATTTAAATCTTTGTAAAAATCTGGAAAATATATATCATTTTCAATATAAATATTTTTATAATATTCATACAATGTAAAACGTAATGATGTTCCCATACATTTTTCTATATGAAAAAAACAAATATCTGGTTTAAAATTTTCAATCTCAATATATTTTATTTTTTTTTCATTTTCAATGTTAATTTTTTTATTAAATAAATTAATTAATTTAATATTTATATCACTATATTTTTTTTTAATTTTAACAAAATGTTTAAGTTTATAAATATTATTTTTAGATTCCAAGTTAAATTTTGATATTAAATTATTAATAACATCATTAAAATTGTTTATTAATTCTTCATATTTTATTAATATAACATTGTCAGTTAAATTATTTAAAAATTCATTTATTATATCATTTCTTTTTTTTATGTTTTTTTTAAAATATTTGTTATTTTTACATCTAACTAATAAGAAAGGATGACTAATAAAATAAATTATTTTTGTATGTTCATTTAATATTTCATCTACAATATTAACATTAAAATTATTTAATAATCCTTTTTTAAATATTTTCGCATTAATAAAATTTTGACTTTTAATTACAATATCTGTTATCATTATAAAAATATATATTTTATTATATATATCTAACATAACATAAATGAATATTTTTATATTTCATAGAGATTTAAGATTAATAGACAATACAACCTTAATTGAACAAATTGATAATGAAGGTTCTGTTATTCCTATATTTATATTCACACCAGAGCAAATTAATTCAAATAAAAACGAATATTTTGGCAATGCGTCTGTACAATTTATGATTGAATCATTACATGAATTATCTGATGATATAAAAGATAAAAAAAGTAAAATTTATTTTTTTAGTGGTGATAATTTAAAAGTATTAAAAAAAATACATAAAGAAATTAATATTAATTCAATTGGTTATAATATTGATTATACACCTTATGCAAAAAAGCGTGATGCTGAAATAAGAAACTGGTGTAAAAGTGAAAATATTAAAATTTATGAAAAAGAAGATTATGTATTATATGATATTTTAGAAGGTCAAACATTAAAAAAAGATTCAACACCATATCAAGTTTTTACACCATTTAAAAATTTTTGTTATGAAAAATTACATGTAAGAGAAGTTAATAAATTTAAAAAATTTAAATTTATGAAAAATTCAGAACTTGAAAAAAATAAATATTATTTAAATGAAAAAGAAATTGATAATTTTTATGTTGATAATCCTGAAATAAATGTTCATGGTGGAAGATCTAATGGATTAAAAATATTAAATAATATTAGTGATTTTAAAGATTATCAAAAAAAAAGAGATTTTTTAACATATAAAACAACATTTTTAGGAGCACATAATCACTTTACAACTATATCAATTAGAGAAGTATATTATAAATTTTTAGATAAATTAGGTAAATCAAGTGGATTAATAACAGAACTACATTGGAGAGATTTTTATATAAATATATCCCATTACTTTCCTCATATATTAAATGGTCAAATTGCTAAAAAAAATAAATCTTTTAGAGAAAAGTATGATGATGTTAAATGGTCAAATAATAAAATAAAATGGGAAAAATTTACTAAAGGAGAAACTGGATTTCCAATAATTGATGCTGGAATAAGACAATTATTAAAAAAAAATTTTGTTCATAATCGTGTTAGAATGATTCATGGTAATTTTGTTACAAAAGATTTACATATTGATTGGAGAGAAGGTGAAAAATTTTATAGTAATAATTTAGTTGATTATGATGCAATGGTTAATAATAATTCTTGGCAATGGTGTGCAGGTAGTGGTACGGATGCACAGCCATATTTTAGAATTTTTAATCCATGGACACAATTAAAAACATATGATCCAGAATTAAAATATGTTAGAGAATATATTCCAGAATTAAAAGATGTTCCAGATAAAGATATATTAAATTGGTGGAAACCAGAGATACATGAAAAATGGTTAAAAGAAGGTATCCAATATTTTAAACCAATATTAGATCATTCAGAAGAAGCAAAAAATGCAATAAAAATTTATAAAGAAGCATTATAATTTAGTAGTATAGTTAAACAAAAAAAATTTATAGATTTAATAAAAAAGTAAAGAATAGCATTGTTTAGAATATGGTTTTAGTATTGTATAAAAAAATAATTATCTAAAATAATATAATGAATATTTGTAAATATGATATTTATTTTATAATACTATTATGTTTTATAATTTATTTATATTTGAATCAAAATAAAAATGAAGGATTTCAATCAACATCATCAGGTTATCAAGCTGATATTGAAGCAATTAGAAATTTATCAAGTATTGCTACTCAATTAACAACTAACAATAATTTAACTGTACCAGGAGATTTAAAGGTTACTAATAATCTTATTGTTAAAAGTGGTAATGAAGCAAGACAAATATTACTGGGTGAAGGGGAAATCAAATTTAGAGGTGATGGTAAAGCACATTATTCTATTACTAATAAAGATGGATATTTTAAAATAAGTAATACATCTAATAACTCAATTCTTAATAATGGTTTAGTAAATGATAGTTTAGTAATTGATACATTAGGTAGTTTAACATCTAACCGTATAAATAATAAAGAAAATAATGCACGATATATACGTATTGGTAATAAAATTGATTCTAAATTAAGACAAAATTATTGGACAATTATTGAGGTACGTGTTTATTCACATAGTGGTGAAAATATTGCTTTAAAAAAACCAGTTACTCTTATCGAGGGTCAAAAATGGAAAGGCGTAACTGGTGATAATGGTATACCCTCAAATATTACTAATGATATAATATTTACTTATTATGCACCATCAGTAGATTATATGTATCATTCACTTGGTGATAACTATCAGTTAGGTTTTATTGGTGATGTTGGAATACATGTATTACAAATTGATTTAGGTGCTGAATATAATATTTCACAAATTGAAGTATTTAATAGATTTAATCAAGATTATTGTTGGCGTGCAGATGGAACAACTATTGAATTGATTGATTCAAATAATATTGTTAATAAAATTATATATACTGGTTTATGGCATACACAATATTCAAGAACATTTTTACTTTAAATTAACTAAAATTCTAAAAGATTTTTTAGTATTAAATAACTTCATATTCTAGATTAATATTATTAACAAGTTGTGTTTTATCATCTCTTGTAAATAATTCAAAACCAGCTTTTAATGTAATTAAACCATCATTCCAACCACTTGCACATTTTAATGTATTAATTACCGCTTCAGTTCCAAAAAATTGGTGACTTGCAACAGGATCATTTAAGATTCCGTGTCCTAATGTTACACATTCTGTATCATTAATATTAATTGTATTGGGTCTTTCTCCATTAACTTTTTCTAGAATTAATGAATACATATAATCAGAATCAACTATTTCAGTTGAATAATAATCTACTGGAAATACATATTTATCATTTAATATCATAGGATGATATTTGGTTATTAATAGATTTTTATCAGTTCTACAATATTGCATTTTATTGTTAAACGTTTTTGTTCTTACTACACATTCAACTATACCAGAATTAGTTAAATCACCTTTTTTAATTGTTGATATTTTTTTATAATTTGATTCTGTCATTAAAACATAAGAATCACCATGAAAACAAGCTCCTGATCTATCATAAAATGTTGACATTGAAACCGGAGTAGCATATGCAACTGGTGTAGTATATCCTCTATAAACTGGTGTTTCAGGAACAGGTGGTGGTATAGATATAAAAATATCTTCACATTTTGTTTGTAATTTTTTAAATAATTCCCCTCCATAAAATTGTACACCAAAATCTTTAAAATTATTACATTCTTCTAATTGATAAGCACATGCTAAAGATGGTAAATATTTTTCACCCCATTTTTTATATGCATCTGGACTGCTTATTGCTTCTAACACTTGACCATTAAAATCTTGTATTAATCCATTAATTTGTTTATTAAAATTTTTATTTTCCATATTTTTAATAAACTCTTTTACTAATATTAATGATTCATTATCGGGTCTTAATTCTGATAATAATTCAACACCTTTTAATCTAAAAATATTTTGTAATACTTTAGTTTCATCAATGTTATCATTAACAAATTGATAATCACTTGTAATATTTGTATTAATATTAGTTGATATTAATTTAATATCATCATTATTAATAATTGTATCAATTGGTGTTTCTATTATAAAATGTCTTGGTTGACCAAAATTAACTTCTCCAATTATAATTTTAACACCCCAAGATGTTTTTTGAATATTATAATTACCTAAAACATTATAATCACTTGTTGGAATCATTATCGATAGTTCTGTATTATTATAAGCAGTACACATTGTATTTGCTAAACTATTAACAATAACTGTTCCAACAAAATTACTATCAGGAATAAAACCAAATGATCCTTGACTTACAGTTGATAAATTTTTTAATACATTAACTTCTACACCATATCCAAATCCAAATGTATTTATTCTTGGACAAGTAACTGAAGCATCTTCAACATCTTTTTTAAATTGTAAATATGTTCCTCTTGGAGGTTCTATATTTGGTACACCATCAGACAATAACATAATTGTAGAATTTAAATTATTGTTTGGAAATTGTTGTATTAAATCATATGCTTTTTTAATACCATCATATATATTAGTCATGCCATTTGCTCTGATTGAATTTAATGCTTTTAAAGCTTTATCTTTACCTTCAGTTGTCATCTTTGTTAAATTTAATACAATAATTGCATCATTACTATATGTAATGATTGCTAATTCATCATTAGAATCTTGAACATTAACAATAGTTTTTGCTGTGTGTTTAACTATGTCCAATACAGATAAATTTGTCTTTTCTGTTGCAGTTGGATTATCAGCAGATGCACACATTGATCCTGATACGTCTATTACAATAATTGTTCTATTATTTACTTTTTGTTGTTTTACATTTTCAGGTATAGAAACCGTAAAACAATAATACTTTTTATTGTTATAATTAATACTTTGTTTACCACATAACATACATATTTAATTTAGTGTAATAGCTAATTATTTTCAATTTTTTTAATAATTAACTTTATCTTTTTTTTAATAATTAACTTTATCTTTTTTTATAGTCCATTCATTAAATCCATTTTTTGCATAATCAGAACATTCTTCTAAATGTATCATTTTAATTGAACGTTCATTAATATCTTTTTTTAAATCATCATATATAAATGCATCATCAAATCCAACATTATTAGCATCTATTTTTGTGTTTCCATAATAAACAGTTGGAATTCTAGCCCAATAAATAGCAGAAAGACACATTGGACATGGTTCACAACTTGTATAAAGAGTACAATTATCTAGTTTGAAATCATTTAATGTATAACAAGCATTACGAATTGCAACAATTTCAGCATGCAATGTTGGATCATTTTCTAATACAACCATATTATGACCTTTACCTACAATTTTATTGGTGTTATTTTCTATAATAATTGCACCAAATGGTCCACCACCAAGTTTTACAGATAAACTAGATAAATCACATGCTTCTTCCATATGTTTTATATGATTCATTTTTTTATATAATATTTACTAGATTTATTTTGATAACATTGCGTTTAGTGATATTGTTATTGAATTTTGTCATCTTATTATTGAATTTTGTCATCTTATTATTGAATTTTGTCATCTTATTATTGAATTTTGTTATTTTAATTATTAATATTATATTGTGAGAATTTATTTAATAATTGGGTTGTTGCATTTTTAATTAAATTTGTTTTAGATTTTAAATCATCATTAATAGTTTTTAGTTTATTTATATCTTCATTATTATTTAATGCTATTGAAACACCATGATTACATAATATTGCCCAATCATCAATAGTTTTTACTGCATTACTAATAATTTCTTTATCATCTTCATCTAGCTGAGCATTATGTAAATTATTATTTGGTGTTACGAAATTACCAATATAATTCATTGCACAATTAACTTCAGACATAACATTTTCTAATACAATTCTTGTTTCTTCTGCTGACTTTGGTATTTTTATTGTTGTTGTTGCAAGTATTGTTTCCTTAAATTGACCAAATACATTTGATAAATTAACTATTTTTTTTAATGCATCTAAAACTGAATTTAAAAAATTAGAATCATTTATAATGTTTACATTTTGTAATCTTACAATAAAACTATTAAATAAAGCAGATAAATCATCAGCAGCTTTTCCAAAATCATTAAAACCATCAATATCAATATCTAAATTCATTTGTTTAGTTTCATTTGCTATTTTAGATGCAGCAATAAATAATTCGGAATAATCATCTATAGAACCTTTTCCATGAAAATTTTCACATTTAATTAATGCAGCATAACTCTTAATTTCATCTAAAACTGGATTGTTATTATCATATATTTCTATAGTTTGTTTAAAATCTTCTGTTATTACTACATTATTTGATAAATCTGTTGTATTAAATGTTGTATGAACAACAATATTATTACCGCTATTATTTATTTCATTAGTTATAATAAATTCATCATCACTGTCATTATCACTATTTTCATTTGTGTTCATATTATTTCCACTAGAATTTCCATTAGAATTTCCATTTGTTGTGGTATTATTCCCATTTGTAGTGGTATTATTCCCATTTGTAGTGGTATTATTCCCATTTGTATTATGTTCATTTGTATTATGTTCATTTGTATTATGTTCATTTGTATTATGTTCATTTGTATTATGTTCATTTGTATTATGTTCATTATTATTTCCATTTGTATTTCCATTTGTATTGCCGTTACTTGACATTACTGTATTATAATATTATACAAAATATTTTTTTTAAAATTTTTATATATTTTTTTTAAAATTAAATATTTTATTTTGTATTTTAATTTAATGAAAAATAAAATTTTAGGTTTATTAGGTTATTTATTTTTAATTTTTAGTATAAATTTAGAAATTTTTGAAACTAATGAACAATTAATAAATAATTTTATAGAATTTATAGGTTATTCATTTATTTTATATGATTTATATAATGATAAAAAAGGAAAAGAGACTAATAAAAAAGAGAATAATATTGAAATTGGACATCTAATTTTATTTGTTTATTATTTCTACTATTTATTTTTATCTGATAATAATTTTGATATTGTTAATTTATTAACATTATTTGCTCATTTTATTTTAATTAAAAATTACAATAATAAAATGATTAAAATAGGTTATATATTGAGTTTTATTTATTATTTAATAAAAATTCCAAATTATTTAAATAATACCAATTATATATTAACAATAAAACTTTTTGCATATAGCTTACTTGCATTATACTATATAAATAAAAGCGTTTTAAAAATTTTTTAATATTTTATAATATTAATGTCAATAGAAAAATTTGAACATGGGTCTTTTTATTCAATTTTTCCAAATAAAATGAAAGATTATAATGGAAATTGTCCTTATACCGATATTGATTATAATGATATAAGCCATGAAAAAATAATATCAGACTTACCTAATAAATTAAGATTTTTTGATGAAATGTTTGGATATAAATTTTCACATAAAAATAATTTAAATGATATCATTAAATTTTTAGGTAAAAATAAAAAGGAGGAATTAGAAAAAAATATTTTTAATTATTATCTTTGTAATGGATCTTTTGAATGGATGGATGGAAGATTATTATTTTATTTTATATCATTATTTAAACCAAATAAAATTATAGAAATAGGTAGTGGTGATTCAACATTATTGATGCATAATACAATAAAAAAATTAAATTTAAATACTAAAATTATTTGTATTGATAAAAATCCACACCCAATAATAAAAAAATTGTACAATGAGAATCATATTTTATTGATTGAAGAAGATTTAGTTAATATTGATTTAAAAATCTTTGAATCATTAAATAAAAATGATATACTTTTTATAGATTCATCTCATACAGTTAAAATGAATAGTGATGTAATATTTTATTTTAGTAAAATATTTCCTATTTTAAAACCTGGTGTAAATATACAAATTCATGATATATTTTTACCTTATGAATATCCTTTAGGATGGATTAACGAAGGAATATTTTGGAATGAACAATATCTATTATATATATTTTTGCAAAATACTCAAAAATTTAAAATTTTATTTTCAAATAATTATGCACATTATAAATATAAAAAAACCCTATTTGAAATACAGAAATCTTACTATGAAAATAAAGTTATTATAGATATGCAAAATAATGATGAGCCTTTTGCAGGTGGATCTATCTGGTTACGTGTCATATAGTTATTTCATTTTTTATATAATTTATTTTTTGATATTATATTTGTTTTAGTTGGTACTGTATTTACTTTTTTTGGTACTGTATTTACTTTTTTTGGTACTGTATTTACTTTTTTTGGTACTGTATTTACTTTTTTTGGTTCTGTATTAGTAGATTTTTCAATACAATTTTTTTTTAGTAAAATTATATATTTATTTTTGGAAGATGGTCTAATTAATGATACAAAATCTTTATTTTGATTAATATAATTAGGGTATATAAAAAATCCATTTAAATCACCACTTTTAATTTTATTGAATATTTGGATATCAACTTCAAAAATAATATTATAAAGTTGTTTTAAAATTTTATAAATATTTTTATTTTTAACTACATATCCTTGAAATCCCCAAGTTTTTTTTGTTTTATTAATAAAATACAAATTATTTTTATAATTATCACCAACAGTATAACCTTCAATACCTAAAAATATAAAATCAAAATCAATATCAATATTATTGATTGCATCATTTATTTTATCATTTAAATCATTAACTTGAATATCAAAATCATCCTCAAATATAACTGAATATTCATTATTAAGATTGTTATTGTATATTTGTTTTAATAACAAAAAATGACTTAAATAACACCCAATGATTCCATTATAATCAAATTTATTTTTTAAATTTAAATTACTATCAAATTTAGATATATCATTAGTATTAACAGTATTTCCGTCAATACCATAAAAAATTTCAATCGGAATACCTAATTTTTGTTCCATATTTTTAATATTTTCATATCTATCTTTTTTATTTTCCATGTGGATTACATAATAATCCAAAATATTCATAATATTAATAATGATTAGATTTTATTTTGTAAAATATAATAATGAATCATGAAAAATGTAGTAATAATATAATAAAAAAAACAATTAAAGAATTTAATAAAAAAGAATTAAAACTCAGTAATGATAAAATTGTTAAAGATAAAAAACAAGCAATTGCAATTGCTTTGACATCTGCTAATAGAAAATGTTCTTATAATAAAGAAGAATTCAAAGAATTAGAGAATAAAATCAAAAATTTTTTGTATAGTGATGATAATAATATACCGTTAAGTGGTGTGATTGAAACAAAAAAAATTATTAAAATGTATATTGAAAATAAAAAATATAAAAAAGCTTATTTATTTACTAATTTGCTTATAAAACGTGTAATTAATACCAAATTAACATCAAATATAATTAAAGAGTTTTTAACACTACCACAAATTTTAAATATATAAAACAATACAATTAAGAATGTGTTTTTTATTATTTAATATATAAAACATTATAATTATGAAATTCTATGTTTCAATGACAACAATTCCTTCTAGAATTTTTTATATTTATAAAACAATTGATTCAATATTATCACAATCATATTTACCTGAAAAAATATTTATTAATATACCAAAATATTATAAAAGATTTAATAAAACAATTTTAAGCTATTATCCAAATTTAACACCTGAAATGTTTGAATTAGAAAAAATAAAAACTAAATATAAATCAATGGTAGAAATAAATATTATTGATGATGATTATGGACCAGGTACAAAATTATTAGGAATATTAACAAGTAAGAATGATTTTCATAATGATGATTTTATACTACTTGTTGATGATGATGTTATATATAAAACATATGCATTTGATATTATTTATAAAAATATAAAAGATAATAAAAATGCATTTACATTTCATTCATATGATTGGAATGGATTAATTATTGGTCAAGGAGTTGATATATTTGCTTTACCAATAAATTGTTTAGATTGTATTATTAATTTTTACGAAAAAATAAAATCATATCAATTTATTTTTCTTCATGATGATATTTGGATTTCATATTATTTAATGAAAAAACATATAAAAATAAATAAATTAAAACATTTTAATGAAACTGTCTATGATCAACATTGTTATATTGATGAATTACATAATTTATTAGATAATAATGAAAGAGAGTTTATAACAAGTAAATCAATTGATATTTTAAAAAAATTAGATGATGAAAATATTTTTTTATTTATGAATAAGCAATCTTAATAATTTGTTGTATTTCATTATTATTATCAAATTTTATTTTTAATGGTTCCAATAATTTTATTAAAAATTCAGTCACACCCAATTTAATATCTGGAGGTGTTACTTTATCTTCAATATAATTATTAGTTAAATCTTCATAATCATTAAAAGTCATTGGACCCCCCCATTTTTCATCTCGATTAATTATAAATATTTCATTTTTTAATTCTAAAATTGGAAATACAACATATCTTATAAACATAAATAATGGGCAATCAATATTTTTTGGTTCAAGATATGCTTTATTTATTTTTTTTTTAATATCTTTTGGTGTATCTAATAGATCAATTTTTGAATTAATATCAGAAGAACTCATTTTTTCATCTATAGATTTTCCAGTTAAATTAGGAATCATTTGATTCATAAGATGTATATTAGGTTTATATCCTAATTTATGTAAATGATCTCTACTCATCATAAAAATTTTACGTTGATCAACACCTCCTAATTCAATATCAGTTTTTAGATAAACTTCATCTAAAACTTGTAATATAGGATAAACCATACCACTTAATAAAGGATTATCTGATTGTTTAACAACTTCAGCACCACCTTTTTGAGCAGCGTCTAATGTAATTTTTGACATCATTTTATATACATCTAATGTATATTCTTTAGATAATTGATATTCACTTCCTTTAACAAATTCAAGTTTAGTTATATCTACATTTAAGCATTCTAATAAACCTTTAATAACAAATTCGTAATATTTTGTTCTATAATCTAATTGTTCAAATGTTGACTTCATTGCATCTAAAAACGCATGTAAATCTGCAAATAAAATTTTAACATTACAATCTGCTTTAAGTAAATGGGCTATTTTAATCATTGGCACTAAGTATCCTACATGTGGTTTACCTGTTGGTGCAGTTCCCCAATAAGCACTTAATTCTTTTCCACTATTTATTTTTTCTTCAAGTTCTTTCAAACCTATGACTTCTTTTAAATCTTTTGTAATCAATTCTAATTTTGACATTAAATCATATAATATTAATTATTTATATAATTTTTTTATTTAGTAATTTAATTATGCTTGATAAATCAGATTGTTATTTTATTATAACAATAATAATGTTCTTTTACTTGATTTATATTTATAAACGTGAAAACTTTCAAAGTACCACTACAGGATACTTAGCTGACATTGAAGCAATAAGAAATTTATCAAATATTGCTACACAATTAACAACTAATAATACATTAACTATGCCAGGTGCACTTAATGTTACAAATAAATTATTAATTGGTAAATCAGCTGATGGTATATCATCATCCATATCAGACTCAACATATGATACTAATAGTTTATCTATCGTTGGTCAAGGTACAGCACCTAATAGAAAAGTTACTTTATGGGATAATGTACAAATTAATGGTAATTTATCAATACCAGGAAAGAATGTTATTGATTTAGGTGCAGGTGATACAACAAGAGAAGGAAATGCAGGTAAAATAGGTTATAATATTTGGGACGATTCATTAAATATTGTTGGGAAAGGCAAACCTGGTGAAGCAAGAAGAATTACAATGTATGATAATGTACAAATTAATGGTAATACCACAATTAAAGGTTTATTAAATTTACCTAATAATACAACAATATCAGCTGACGGGGATAATGCAACACAATGGGTACGCTTAAGAAAAACAAATAATCTAAATGAATATAGATCATTTGCAGCACAAGATCTTTGGTGTGGAAGTGGAACATTATATGTTAATAAAATAGTAATAGGGTCTTGGACTTTAAGTGGAGATGGGGACGGTTTTAGATTATGTCATGGTAATTATCAGGATGATAATAGATTTTGGTTTCCTAGTTATGTTGGTAGATATAATTTCTAGTTAAAACCTTTTTTATAATACTACAGGAACTTGATTATAATACTACAGGAACTTGATTATAATACTACAGGAACTTGATTATAATACTATAGGAACTTTATTATAATAAACAACTAACATTCAAACTAAAAAAAGGCGTAAATATATTTAATTTAAAAATCCATCAAAAAATAATAAATTTTTTATATAAAAAAATATAAGTTTTAATATATAATGTCTGCTTTTGATACTAATACACCACAAGTAAAAAAAGATTATCTTACAAATAGTGAGATATTTGAAATATTATCATCAAATACATATGAAACAGATATAAATATTGATTCCTCAACACCAATCTATTTATTTTCAGATGTTCATGCAGATATTCATGCTCTAATAATTAGTTTAAGAGATTGTGCAGGTGTAATTAGAAAGAGATCTGGTATGGAATTACCAAATTTAGATAGTTTTGGTCCAGATAAATATAAACCACAAAATTCAGATCCATATTTAGAAGAAATGTTAAATTTAAATATTTTTTCAGAAGATTATAATTATGATGAAACATTAGGTTATGAATGGTGTGGTAATAATAGTATTGTTGTGATTATTGGTGATCTAATTGATGGTAGTAGAGGTCAAGATATAAATTTTTTGGAAAAATATATAGAAGGAATAAATACAACTATTCATGATTATAATCAATTAGAAGTAAAATTATTACGATTTATAAATTCAATAAATAAAATGTCTTTGCTATCGGGAGGTAAAATTTATAAATTATTAGGTAATCATGAAATAGCTAATATTTTAGGAGATAGAGCCTATATTAATCAAACATTTCAAAGATTATCTCGTGTTGAAAATTATTATAAGAATAGAATAACAGGACAAACAGAAAATAGAAAATTATGTTTTCAATATGGTAATTCTGGATATAATTTACTTATAGAAGGCGGTATTGGAATTTTATTAAAAATTAATAATTATATATTTGTTCATGCATCAATTAAACAGGTTTCTTTTAATTTAATTAAAAAAATAAATAATATTTTAAATGATCCTCAACAAAATTCTGAAAATATTCGTAAAATATTTAATAGATTTTCAGGTAAATTCCAATATGGTGAGCCAGAATTAGTAAATATGGATAATTTATTATGGGATAGAGATATTGGTGAAGACTTAAATCCTAAAAAATGTAATGATCATATTAATAATTTATATAATTTTTTTGAATTTTCAGAACCTTATACTCCAGAACAAATAAGTTTTGTTCATAGTATAAAAACTTTTATTGGACATTGTATACAACAAAAAAATATCTTTTATAGAAATATGAAAACATTTACAGTTGTAGATCATTCTACTCAAAAAGTTGAAGTACTTATAGGTCCACCAGATGAAGGACCTCAAAATGTGGTAAATAATAGAATATATGGTATAAGTATGGGTTGTGCCCATAATAATGAACAATTAATATATAGAGTTGATATTGGTTCATCTCGAGCTCAAGATCAAACTTATTTACTAGGTCAAAAAATTAATAATATCAATGATGAAAAAGAAATATTATTAGGAAGATCACCTCAAGTTTTAAAAATAGATAATAATAATTTTTCTATAATTAGATCTAAAATGAAAAATACACGTATTTATCAAGCAAGACCATCATATGAATTAATCGCTCAGCAAAAACCTTCTATTAATTATCTTAAAAAATATTTAAAATATAAAAATAAATATTTATTATTAAAAAAAGTAGTTCTTTGATATGATATATTGCATTTATAAAAATATTTTATATAATTTAATAAATGATAAAAAATATTTTAATTTATTTAATTGTATTTTTATTTATTCTTATAATTTTATTTAAAAATCCATCAAAAGATAATGAAATAAAAGAAAAATTTGAACAAATTGTTTATAATGAAAAAAATTTTGAAATGGACGAAAAGTCAATTATTATGAGCAATAACACAAATCTAACTAAAGATGAATGTTTTAATAAAGTTAATAAACGAGATATTAATGGTGCTACATATAATTTAGAAAATAACTTATGTACTTTATATTTTTTTGCAAAAAAAGGTAAACAAAAATTAAATGTTGAATCAATAATTTAGAAAAAATATATAAAATTTCTAAATTAATATATATATAAAATGAATTTTATGGATCATATTGCAATTCTTTTCGTAGTTTTTTTTACAAACTGGGGTATTAATTCATGGTATAATAGTACCAATAAAGATAAAGATGGTAAAAATATTACTATGATGACTACATCTATGCAATCATTAATATCAACTATTATTGCTGTTTTTATTATATTTATTTTATCAATGTTTTTACTTAAATCAGAAGCTTAAGTATATTTTTTTAATAAATCAGTAAAAAAATTTCTTTTTTGATCATTATTATTTTCTATATTTTTATAAAAAATAAAATTATCATCGAAACTTATTTCCCAAAATTGTTTATTTTGATTTACAAGTAATATATAAAATTTATTATTTTTCTTAATAACTTTATTATAAAATCCACCAAACCCTAATAATCCTTGTACACTAATATATCTAATAAATATTTTTTTCTGTTGAATTATATCATTTATATCAGGTAAATAAGTAAAACCATTTAATTCATTTTTATATTTTTTTATTAATTTAGCTAAATATTTATTTGTATTAATTTCTAAATCCATTATTATATTAACTTCATCTAATTTACTCATTATTATATAATATAAATATATTTTTATCCAATAATTTGTTTATAATGATTTAAAAATAAGTAATGTCCTAAAAAATAGACCAATATATAAAATATATGAAATTTTGTCTGATATATTTTATTTTGTCTGAATTATTTAATAGTTCTTTAGCATGGACTAAAATATCGTGGAGATCAAAGAATATAAAACAAATTCCATCTTATCCAAATAAAGAAGAATTAATGAAAGTTGAATCAGAATTATCTAAAGTAGCACCGTTAGTTTTTGCAGGAGAGTGTGATAATTTACAAGAATCATTATCAAAAATTAGTATTGGTCAAGGATTTTTATTAATGGGAGGTGATTGTGCAGAAAGTTTTAAAGATTTTAAAGTTGATAAAGTTAGAGATACGTATCGATTAATATTACAAATGGGATTAATTTTAACATATGGTTCAGGTTTACCTGTAACTAAAATAGGCAGAATGGCAGGACAATTTGCTAAACCTAGATCTGAAGAATATGATACAGATGGACTATTAACTTATAGGGGTGATATTATTAATGATATTAATGACAGAACACCAAATCCTCAAAGAATGTTACACGCCTATTATCAGTCTGTACAAACATTAAATATTTTAAGAGCATTTTCTTACGGTGGATATGCAGATATAAAGAGAGTTCATGCATGGAATTTAGATTTTGTAGAAAAGACAATTGAAGGATCAAAATATCGTATATTAGCAGATAAAGTTAGTCAAAGTTTACAATTTATTCAAGGTTTAGGAATAAATACTAGAGATGATAAGTTTATTGCAACAAATATTTATACTGGTCATGAATGTCTATTATTAAATTATGAGGAATCATTAACTAGATATGATTCACGTACTAATAAACCATATGATTGTTCTGCACATTTGCTTTGGTTAGGAGAAAGAACACGGCAATTAGATGGTGCACATATTGAATTTATGAGAGGAATAAATAATCCAATAGGTGTTAAATTATCTGATAAAATATCTAGTGAAGAATTAATTAAATTACTTAAATTACTAAATCCTAATAATATACCAGGACGTATTGTATTAATAACAAGAATGGGTGCTATTAAATTAAAAGAAAAGTTACCAGAATTAATTAGAATAATACAAAATAATGGTTTAAATGTAGTATGGTGTTGTGATCCAATGCATGCAAATACAATAAAAACAGTTAGTGGAATTAAAACTAGAGAGTTTGATTTAATTAAAAATGAAGTTATAGAGTTTTTTAATATTCACAAAAAAATGGGCACATATCCAGGTGGTTTACATTTAGAACTCACAAATGAAGATGTTACAGAATGTACTGGTGGAGAAATTAATGGTATAAATGAATCAGATCTTAATAAAGCTTATTATTCACAATGTGATCCCAGATTAAATGGTATGCAATCTTTAGAATTAGCTTTTATTGTAGCTGATTTATTAAAATAATATTTTATCAAGTTAATTAATGAAGAATTTATATTTTAATAAATATTTAAAATATAAAAGTAAATACTTAGCCTTAAAGAAACAGATAGGTGGTGAATGTGATCCTATTCCTACAGAAAATTATCAAGATCCAATTAGTTTAGAAAATCTATTAGATCGTCCACCTGAATATAGAATAACTGTAAATGGTAAGTGTTATGATATTAGAGATATTCATAAATGGATAATTGAACAGCGTAAATCATTAGATCCATTAAGGA